TGGTGTCGATTGGGCGAGGGCGTATGAGGTCGAAAAACCGGCAACGGCGAACCTCAACTACTTCGCCGGGCTGGTTGCTGGAGAGTCCGATTCCAAGACGGGTCCGTGCTGGGTCAACATTATTGTGCCCGGCTCGCCGCCTGGGGTCCTTTGCAAGGCGTGGACCTACGTAAGCTCCACGATTCTCACGACTCGGCTGGCGGTCACTAACGATCAGTGGTATCTGACCACGGCCAGTTCCTCGACCGTCACGGTTGCAAGGGCGATGCAGACGTTGAACACCGCATCCACCGCCGCTCTGACGTTGTGCCAACTGGAAGGTGCGCCGAGTGGGGGGATCGATGTTGTCGCCCTGGTTACTCCCACTGCCCCCACGCTTACCGGAGGCACCACTGGGGGCGGGGCGGCCCTTGTTGGAACTACAGCATTGATCGGCGACATGCAGCGCGTCTTTGATGGCACGGCGAAGAACACAACGGACATTGCCGCGATCATCACGGCGTTGAAGAACGCCAACCTGATGTCACTTACATAGGGAGTCCTTCCCTGTCCCGGACCTTGGGGGGGCCTTCCCCCCCAGGGTCTTTGTTTGGAGGATCATCAATGTTCTTAGCAAGAGATCACATAGCCCTGACCGGGACTACGCAAGCGTTCATTGTCTTTCCCGTAGATGAGAACGGACTTGTCCTGCCGGTCGCCACAACTGCCGGACAGTCCACGGGCAACAGTTCCCTGGCGGTGATCGCCGCCCTGAAGGACCTGCTTGCGCCCACTGGGCAGACGACTTTGGGCAGTACCCTGGCCGGAACTACGTGGGATGCCGCCACCGCGATCACGCTGCCTCTCGGTACGGAGTGGATCTACGTCACCCCAACAGAGGCCACGATGTTCTTCGTGAACACCACGGGCAGTTCGGCCACGGCAAGTGACTGTGCCGACCTGACTGCGGACCAGTCCCATCAGTTCCGCGCGCCTTCGTCCACTGGAACCACGGGGTATCTGCACTACAAGGCCCCCGTTACGGGTGGAACGTTCAGAGTCACTGCGCTGGGGAACTATTGATGGCTGCAACAGTCATAACGGTTGACCCAAACAGCGGAGCCGGGTTCGACTTCACGACCATCCAGGCTGCGCTCGATGCGCATTCTATCGAGGCCCAGGAAGTTTATGATCTCGCTGAGGGATATGAAATCCAATGTCGCTCCGGGGAATGCGGGGCCTTCGACATCTCCTCCTGGACCCCCGTTCCGAGCGAGGCGTACCCACTCGTCATCTGTAACGCACCCGGTTACGAGCAGGTCGCGGCGAAGGGGGATAGGACCGGACCCTACATCACCCACACCAGCGGGAACGGTTGTCTCATCCGAGAACCTTGGGTGACCATCCGGGGCCTGCGGTTCTTCTCTACCGGCTCGTCGGCGGCTGTGACAGGACTGCTGGTGCAAGCCCAGTTTGGGGCAGATAACGTAACCATCGAAAACAACGTCGTCGAACTCACTGCCGACACTTCGCATTCGATGGGAATCAGGTGCGATTACGAAACCACCGCAACCGGCACGAAGGCTATCACGATCCGTCGGAACATCGTGTACGGTAACGATGTCGCACTGGATTATATGTATGGCATCCTGGTCAAGGCTAGCAACGCAACGCAGGCCCGTGGCGATACGGCGCTCACGATGAATGCCGCCGTTTACTGCAATACGGTCAGTAAGATCAGTGCGAACGGGAACTTTGGTTGCGGCATCTGTGCGCTATCCTACAGCAACGCGGTGGCTGATTACAACCGCACCGTTGCGTCCGTAAACGCGGGGACGGATACCATCACGTTCACTGCCGCCCACAGTTGCCCCTATGACGGCTATGCCATCAAGTTCACCACGACGGTAGGGGATCTTCCAGCACCGCTTGACACCGCAACGACCTACTACACGCATGTGGAATCGGCTACCGAGATCACCCTTTTCGACACACGCGCGAACGCCTGGACGGACTATGATGGCACGATGGGCCTCATCAACTTGACCGATGGTGGTAGTGGCACGCACACCGGGGTCTTCACGGACGACACGAACGACGTGACGACGATTAACATGACGACCAAGGACAACGCCGTTGCCATGACCGGCGACGGTGAGTGTTACGTCGAGGCGGAGACCCTGACAGGTTCGGGTAGTGCGACCGTGGACTGGACCACGGGCGTCAGCGACTACAACGCCGGGACGGACACGACTGCCACGAGCGTGTGCGGCGGGGCGAACAACGTGGACAGCGCGACCATTGGGGACCTGTGGGCGGATGCTGACGCGAACCTGGCGGTCGCGGCCGGCAGTCCCCTGATCGCCGCCGGCGTGGCGATCCCCGGCATTGCCACCGACGCGATCGGCAATCCCTACAAGGACCCCCCGAGCATTGGGGCACTGGAATACATCCGGCCTACGTCTACCGGAACATCCACTACCACTGCACGGCGACTTGGATTGGGGTTCTTCCCATGAGCGAACCGACGATCAACTTGGCGTTTCTGGACCTCTATACGGAGGTGGCTGATTATCTGGGATGGGGAAGAACTCCTACCACGGCCAGGGTCGCCGAAGCCAAGCGCTATGTGAACAACGGCTATCGGAGGTTCCTCTACCCCATCGACCCGAGAACCAGCAAAGCATACCACTGGAGCTTTCTGGCCCCTGAAGCCACTATCATAGCCTGGCCGACCACGGGAGGGTCGATGACCGTGACGGACAGCACGACGGTCACGGATACAAGCAACACGCCATTTCATGCCTCCATGATCGGGCATACGATTGTAGCAGATGACAGCGAGAACGAATATACCATTACGGCCTACACCTCGACTTCCGTGGTGACGATAGGCACCACCGGCACTACGGATACGGGGGAAGCGTTTACGATTACTGCGGACGGGACGTATTCCCTGCCGGATGATTTCGGGGGCTTGATAGATGGGCCTGCCTTCGATTCCACCGGCGGTCTTAGTGACATTCGAGAACGAACCGTTGCCTGGATGCGCGACCGCATCGCGGGAGGAGGCACACAAACTGGCGAGATGGATTCTTTTGCCATCCAGCCCATGACGTTTGCCACAGCTACGGGGCAGAGATACGAAATACTCGTCGGACCAATCCCCACGGCGGACAAGACGCTCTACTACCGTTACCGCATCAACCCTGCGAAACTGAGTGCCGACACAGATTACCCGTATGGGGGTCCGGCTCACGCCGAAACCATACTGGAATTGTCCTTGGCCGCCGCCGAGGAACGACTTCAGGACGGCCAGGACTTCCATCAGGTGCGCGCGCAGCGGTTGTTGGCTGCAAGTATAGATTTGGACGCCTCATTCAAGGGCAGGAACTTAGGCTACTGCGGGGACTACTCCGACGATACGGGTCCGATTTGGGACCGGCGCATCAACGACGTGACTTACTAAGGAGACTTCGATGTCCGTCAACAATCTTACTCAGAAGATGAAAGAGGCGCGGACCTGGACGGTGAAGACCGCCACCGCGGCCCTCACCAGCCCCGAAATCAGGTTCGGGTTCGTCAAGGCTGTCCACGCGCTTACGGCTATCGTTCTGACGCTCCCGCCCGCATCCGCATCGTTTGAGGGTGCTGATCTTCTGATCGCCAGCGGAGGCGCGGCCAGCGTGAAGGTCTACGTGTTGGCCGGGTTCGGAGGGACAACGTCCAAGGACACCTTTACTCTGGCGCAAGGGGACATGGTTCATTGTTTCTGCGATGGGGCTTACTGGTACGGAACGAACGTGACAACTGGGGCCGCAACATAAGGAGAGGCACATGGCTTCGATAATCAATCTGCACCACCAGATGGTCAAGGCGCGGCGCTTCACTGCCAAAACCGCCACGGCCACGCTGGTGAAGAACGAGGTTCGGTATGGCTTCGTCAGCGCCACGTCGGGCAGTTCGGTGGCTTTGACTATGCCGGATGTTGACGGGACGATGAAGGGGTATGACTGCCTGATCGCGGCCGGGGGAGCCGGTGCGGTGACGGTCGTTGACTCTGACGGCTTCGGGGGTGGCGCGGACACCTTCACTCTCGCCCAGGGTGATATGGTTCATATGTTCTGCGATGGTGTCTACTGGTACGGCACGAACGTCACCACAAGTGCATAATGGCTAAAGAGGTCCAGTGGCCGTTTCCCATCAAGGGATACGACGCGAATTGGGCGTACTCGGATCAACCCCCGTTTACCACCCCCTCCGCGTCGAATGTGCGGGGGTACTCCGCCGACAGCGAGCGCGCGCGCGGGGGCTCACGACCCGGTATCAAGCAAGCCTACTCTCAGCAGGTGGGGGATACATCCAACCCCATCCAATGGGTCGGGTGGCTTGATAAAGGGTTTGGGGATACCGTCCTCTACAAGGACCTGTTCGCCTACACCAATGGTGCGCTCAGCGGTCAGACTGCGTGGACTGGGGATACTGAGGTAGTCGTCAAGAACGGCTACGTCCACCTCAATAGCATGGTAACTGATAAGGCAGTTACCTATGCGAGCTTCGCTTCGGATGACTGGCAGGACTTCACCCTCGAATGCGACCTGGCGTGGAACTGGGGGTCTACGGGTTCTATCTCCCTGTGGGTCTCCAGTGCCAGCGATGCAGGAACCGATGGGGCCAAGGTCACTGTGTCATTCACCAGCACGGAGATCCCCTCTCCGGGGTTGGGGTTCAGCAGCGTAGTCCAGATCGACCTTGCCTCTGGTGCGAACACGGACAAGTACACCGCCTCCTATGGGATGCTGATGTCCGTGAGGGGTAGTAATCTCATTATCAAGGCGACCAAAGATCGGGTCACCGTCAATTGGCTCGGGGCGGAAGTGGCCTCTGTGGCAAGAGATGATGGTACTTGCGATCAGGCCGGGTTCAAGATGACCATGAGCAATCCGGTGACAGCGGCATGGTGGCCGGACACTCTGGTTGACTTCCGCATCATGGACTGGCTCCTGACGGCTGTGACACGACCTACGACCTTGGCGCGAGAACTGGTGACTGTCTCCAACCGAACCATCTGGGCGGAGTCCGCTGAAGGAACGATGGGGAGTAGCTACGTCGATTCCAACCAGCTAACCTCCGGTATCTCCCTGATCTCCGCCGCGTACTGCAACGGGAACCTGTTCTTCCTGGATGGTACTCAGCCCTTGTGGTACAATCCTATGGCTGCCTCCGATTCGGTTGTTACCTGGAGCGCCCGGAAGGGGAAGATCGTCAACACCTGTCGGGGGATAGTGAACTGGCGCAACCGCGTTGTGCTGTTCAACTCGGTGGAAGACCCTCAGAACTACTACATGAGCCGATTGGGAGACCCTTGGGACTGGGATTACGGCAAGATGGACGCCGAAAGCGCCGTCGCCGGTAATCAGACCATGAACGGGCGGATCGGCGATCCCATCAAAGCAATGTGCCCGATCTCCGACGACGTGCTTATCATCGGCTGCACCCGTTCGGTGTGGGCGATGTACGGCGACCCAATGGCGGGGGGGTACGTCACAAGACTCTCCGACCAGACCGGAATCGTCGGTCAGAACGCCTGGACAACCGACCCCCAGGGGAACCTCTACTTCATGGGCGAGGAAGGTCTGTTTGTCCTTCCTCCCAGGGGAAAGCCGCAGAACCTCACGCGCCATCGGATACCGAGTCTCGGAAGCCACGACCCCGTAATGACTGGTACTACCGGGAGCGCGGGGGAATACTACGTTACTCTGGCTTACGACGCCGACAGGCATGGTGTGGTGATCTTCCAGACTCCCTACTCTACTGGAACCGCGGAGCACTACTTCTACGACATTCGGACGGATGCCTTCTGGCCCGAAGCCTATCCCACAACCGTTGGACCGACTTGTGCGGCCTTCTACAACGCCGCCGGTCCTACCTATCGCAAGCTCCTTCTGGGCGGGACGAACGGGTATCTGTACGAATATTCAGATTCCCAGAACTACGACCTTCCTACAACTGGTGGGACCACGGCGATTTCAAGTTACGTCTGGTACACCCCCAGGCAGTTTGGGGGACCCATCAGGGATGCGATTGTCACGAAGGTTGTAGGAACACTGTCTTCGGGAAGCGAGAGTACCATCTTCGGGGTCTATGCTGCTGACGTACCAGAGACACTCACAGGGATGTCATCTGGGGTGGTGGGGTCTAGTGGCAACTGGACCGCGGGGTTGAACTACGCGGACAGAACAAGGGTAAGGGGAGGCGCGCACAGCATCAAGGTCTCCAACGCGACAGCGGATCAGGGCTGGGCCGTTGAGAATGTAACCGTCGAGGTCTTCCCCGGTGGGGAGTTGAGGAAGTGAGGCCCCCGAGAAACCCCCCAGATAAGGTAATCATCCAGCAGGGCGCTCAGACCCTAGACGAGGCCCTGCGGAACCTGCGCTTGGTCTACTCAGGGTCCTTGGCTGATGGTAGGTCGCTTGAAGGAGAGGATGGGGTTTATACTGTACGGGTCATTCCTCCCTTGGAAGTGACGGACGAAGGCTTAGTCATCAACCTGCACGACCCGATGATGCAGGTGCTTCTGCGGGTCAGGTTTGATAATGAGGACCCCGAGCTTGTTCTTCCGTCCGAGGTGGGAGTTACTGCCGGGGGGACGGCGGGCGTAACTTCGTTGCCCGCCCGCAGGGATCACGTACACGGCTTGCAGATGTTCGACGGGGTGCCGGAGACAGTCACCACCGCTGTAGGAGATGCAGGGACCACTCTTTCTCCGGCTCGCGGGGACCATGTCCATCAGGGCGTAGGATTAACGGGGCCTATAGGGCCAACAGGCGCAACGGGCTCAACAGGTGCAACAGGCCCTCAAGGGACAACAGGGCCAACAGGCTCAACAGGCCCAACAGGCGCAACAGGTTCAACGGGCTCAGCGGGTTCCACAGGGCCAACAGGACCAACAGGGCCAACAGGGTCAACTGGGGCTACAGGCTCGACAGGGGCTACAGGTTCAACGGGGCCAATAAGCGGCGGCGACAACCTCTGGACGTTCGTTGCGGGGGCCAACTTGGTGCATGGGATAATTGGCGCTGGCGGGGCAGGGCTTGTCGGAACCACGGTCAGTCCAGTGAACACAATTGTGTTCGATCAGGCGGGGCACATACTGAGCGCGTCTTAGGGTTTCTGTGGCTTATTCGGGAGTTCTTTGTCGCGCCAGTGGCCGAGTTTAGCGCTCCCGATTGTTTCCCCTTGGTAGCGCAGTTCGACTAGTAGGGGAGCGCCCGAGAAGCCCTTGTGTCGTTTCAGCCATTGTTCGCCGAGAGTCTGGCAGGAAGCGTTGGCCGCCTCCTCAAAGCGCTGTTTGTCAGCTTGGCGGACCTGATACCCGCTGGCGCGCAGAAGGATGTGGTTGTCTGTCAGCCGGGCACCAAGTTCGGTGATGAAAGTGAATCGGTTCAGCATAATCCGTTCGGCCGTGCGGAAGCCACTCAACCGACACTCCCACTCTGCCTTCGTCATGGAGACTTCGGTGTTGAGGGAATCCGACAGGTACGGGAACTTCTTCTTCTCGGCTTCCTTCCCCGCGGCAAAAGCACCGGCGACGAGAAGCCCGACCAGACAGACGATCAGCAGACGTTTCATGGCGATGCTCCTTTCGCCTCCATTATAGCACCCTCGGAGGGATTAGTCAATGCCAACACCCGCAAGTATCGAATCCATGAGGCTGGAGCACGAGCGCCGGGAGGGCCGCCGCGCCCAGCAGGCAACCGCCCGCACTGCTCGGATCGCCCGGAACACCGCCCGCTACGGCAAGAAGCCTGCGGCGCAAACCAAGATAGTCAGGGGCCTTAGCCCCGCCGGGGCCTTCCGGCGCAAGATGATGCAGTGGATGCAGGGGTCCCTTTTCCAGCAACTCCAAGGGGAGCAGGCTTCAGCGAACAAAGCAAACCTCCAGAGATACTACCAAGCCTTGGCCCAGTGGAACCAGGTAGGACAGGCCGAGATGCAGACCATCGGGAGGAACCTTCGCCAAGGCCAGGCGATGGGCAGGCAGTCGCTCATCAACCGGGGTTTGGGGAACACCACCGTCGTCGGACCCATGATGAACAGGATGCAGGAGTCCGCGGACATCAGCAGGCTGAACGTCCGGGGAATGGTGGCTAGGGGGAAGGCTGGGATCATCGAGCGCCGGACGGACTTGGGGCCGAACATGCAGGCTTACGGTCAAGCGCTGAGGGCGTGGGGTCAGACAGGCAGGCCGGTGGACTGATATGCCAATCACGATACAGCATGGTAATGTAGGTCGCTACACCAAGATGATGTACCGTCTTGGCAGAGTGGAGCGCGCGGATGCGGAGGAACTCCGCCAGCGGAAGCTCCAGGACCAGCAGGCCAAAGAAGAGAGAGAGTGGGGCCGGTGGCAGCAGAAGCAAGCTGCTGAACAGGAGGCGTGGAGGGGGCAGGAGGCTACTCGACAGGGAGGGCGCAGGGAACTCGCACAGTACGGGACCGATGTTGGCTTTGCGATGGAGGCGTATCGGCAGCGCGGGAGGGAAGGTGCGCAGGGCCGTGCGAGAGGATATGCCCTTCAAGACCAGAAGGCCAAGAGGGACAAGGAGACTGCTGAGGCCAATGCGGAACTCGCCATCTTCTCGTCTACGGGTCTCCTGGAAGCTATTGATATAGCCGACCCGATGATGGGGAGGCTGACTCGACAAGTCCTGCAAACTGTTCAACAGGGGAAGGTCAAGCCTTCTGACGCTGCAAGGTTTCTCCGGGGGAAGATGACACAGTTCAATACCATGTCGAAGGTTCAGGCCCAAAGGGCTAAGGCGGGAGAAGCCACTGAGGCGAAGGGGAAGAAGCTCAAGCTGACAACCACGAACACGAACCTGAAGGCGGATGTCAAGAGGACGCAGGGGAACATCTCTCTGCTCCAGAAGCTCACTGCTGAGGCCACGAAGGTGAAGCAGGCGCGCAAACAGATAGCAACGGCGCGGAAGAAATACGAATCGGGAATCGACAAGGAAATGACCGAGAGTACGGCCAGGGACAAGAATCAGGCGGCCTTGGAGAAAGCTCAGGACGCGGAAGCAACATCACTGGCGGCGATTGGCGCTGGGATGGTCGCCCTTGGATTAGATGGGCAGAACCCAAAGGCGGTGGAGGCTTTCATTGCGGCCCCTCTCGTCCATATCGCTCAGGCACAACAGCAGCTCCAGCAGCAGGAAGGCGCTCTTGCTGAGAACGTCACACAACAAGGAGAAGCCGAGTTGGGTATCGAGGCTGCCCAAGATCCGACACTCGGACCCCCAACTGACTGGGCCGCCCAGCGCGAGGCACAGGGGGCACAATGGGCAGAGGCTGATGCACAGGCACCCGCCCAGCCCGTTCCTGTCGAACCCATGATGGGTCCAAGTGAACCCCAAATGGGTCCAGAGCAACCGCCCGCAGCCGAACCCGAAATGGCCGGGGTTCCCGACCCCAGCACAGGATCGGAAGAGCAGATCGCCGCCTTTGTGGGCCGGGACACTACCGCCGACCTTGCTCGCAAGATGACGCTTCGGATCGGGGAGGCGGAGACCCGCCGGTGGATTGCCCAATACCTTCTGCGCAAGTCCCCAAGCGAGGGGATTCGGCGCGAGGCTTACAAGCGGATGCTGGGTATGGCGGCGATGGGGATGATTCCTCCCCTTCGGAAAGGACAGCTTGACCCTGAAGACGAGGAGCAGTTCGTGATCTTCATGCAGGCTATCGGACTCTTGAGGCCAGCAAGTGCCGACTGACCCAAAAGACCAATGGGAGTATTCGGCGGGGCGTCTCCTCAAACCGGAGACGTTTGACAAGCGGTTCTTCGTCACGACCCCCGGGCAGACGAGCATCGTGGATGTGGCGCGGGAGAAGTATGGACTTGTCCCGACGGACTCTATCCTCGATGTCGCCTATGAGAAGTATGGGTTGGTCCCCAAGGGGGGAAGACCTAAGACGGCTGCCGAGAAGGGCATTCTCTCGTCCTTCGGCCACGCCTTCGCGCGCCGCGCTATCGGCATGGTCGGGGCCTTGGCTCGGAGTGGCGCAAGAGAAACCCGGTTACTGCTGGCAGATCCCGAGGGGATGTTCGATCCGATCAGCGAATGGTCGGAGGAGACCCTTAGAGCGAATCCCCAGTGGGAGACCGGGAAGCCGGAAGCGATCCTCGATACCCTTACCAATCCTGCGGCTATCGCAGACTTCATAGGCGAGCAACTCCCCTTCTACATGGGCGCTGCTGGTGCTGGGATAGCCGGTGGCCTCGCCGCCGGGCCGAGGGGTGCTACGGGTGCTGTTGTCGGCTTTACCGCTGCCGTTGAATCGGACGAACTTTATCAGGACCTCCGCAGTAGTGGTATCCCAGACAGTGACGCTCGCACAGCCGCCAACATCCACGGTGTTGTTGCCGGGCTGATCGAGAGCGTCCAGGTCTCTGAAACCCTTCGTTTGGCAGGCGTGAACCCGAGGCGCTTCACCTTGGGAGTGTTCCGCAGGGCGATGGCGCGGATGCCGAAGGGCGGGTCGATAGCGGCAGACGTGTTGTTGACGAGTTTTCGGGAGGGCGGGGAAGAGGTTCTCCAAGGCATATCCCGCGATATGATGCAGAAGTACATGACCGAAGGAACCTGGGATGCTCTGTCTCAACTGGGGGATGAGGACTTCTGGAACCGCCGGGTCCAGGAAGGGATTGCGGGGTTCGGTGCTGGTCTGCTCTTGGGTGGACCCGCTGCCGCCATAGGTGTGATGCAGAAGCAAGAAGCCCAGCCCGAGTTGCCCCCGCCCGAACTGGCCGGAGCGGAATGGCGCACAGAAGCGCTCCCCGACATCCCGGAACAAGTCAAGGCCGAAGTGGCTGCGGAGCCCGTCGTTGCGCCCGCAGAAGTCCAAGTAAAGGCCCCTGAGCCCCAAGTAGAAGCTCCTGATGTCCAAGTAGCTCCAATCCCCGCAGAAGCCAAGCCTACTGTCACCCAGAAAGCCAAGGCAGTCAGGGAAGCCAAGAAGACTGCCCATGAGGTAGCCAAGGAGGCCAAGAAGCGGGTAGAGGCTGAAACTGGTAAGCCGATGATCCTGCGGGACGTGACTTCGCATATCAACGAGGCCCTGAAAACTCTTGGTCTGACTCGCAAGGACATCACAATCAAATGGACGAATAAGGCCAGCGACATCAGCGCGGTGGGCAATACAATTACGCTTCCTGGCGTATTGCGTGGAGACAAACGACAGCTAGTTCGCAGCGTGGCACACGAAGCGAAGCACGTGCAACTCACCAAGACAGGAGAAGGGTTCGATCTGTCGGCAGAAGCGATTGAGACACTGGCCCGCCAAGCTGAAGATGTAGCCGAACAGAAACTCTTCGGCTCGCTGGAGGCCAAGAAGCGGGTAGAGGCTGCGCCGAAGAAATATCTTCCGTCTGGGCTGTCTGAAGAAGCCACCAAGTTCAACACCGATGCTGACGCCTTGGAGGGTTACGCCTGGCGGCTCATGGGCGCAAAGGAGTTTGAGAGGCTCCAGGCCGGCGAGAAGGTCTACGGGGGTAAGGCTGCCGGTAAAGGCAACTTCCTTGCGCCAACTCCCCAGTCAGCCGCACAGTACAAGGCCAAAGGTAAAGTCTTGGTCGAGTTCGCCGGTGTGGAGATGGCTGAGGGGGAGACGGTTTCCAACAAGGTCGGATTGCCCAACGTCACCAGCGCCAAGCGATGGACGGGAACGGAATGGGCGGCTGTTACTCCAGCAGAGGTCGCAGAACGCGATGTCAAAGCACCCGCAGAGGGGAAGCGACCGTGGCAACTAACACGTACCGAATACTATGCATTACGCGCCAAGCGGAAAGACACCGGGATTGGCGTAGGCTATTACGCTGGTGATGTCCACGCTCTCGCCAAGCGCCATGAAGCATCGGTTCGTGCGGCCGTCTCGCGCGGGCAACCCGTATCGTTGGAGGTGTTGGAGGATTACCGCGGCAAGGCGTGGGCGCATGCTGCGATTGTTGCACTCGAAGCCCCCGCTGAGGTCACAAAGCCTGAAGCAGAGGGCAAGCAGCCGTGGGAGATGACAGTAAAGGAACTAGACGCTGCTATTGGAGAGTCGAGCGAATCGAGGCGCGCGAGCGGCATAGAGCCGTGGATGGTGACGAAGCAGCAGGCGATAGATTACTGGCGGCTTCGGAATAAGAAAACCAAACAGAACAAGACCCACCTCGGCGGAGATCCAACAAAGACCCGCCCCGTAGAATTTATACATCTACGTGCCATCAAAGATGCCGTTGCTGAAGGCAAGCCCGTCCCCCGCTCTGTTCTCCAGGACTACGTGGGCGAGAAGTGGGCCGACGAAGCCCTTGCTCGGAAGCCAGCCCCGGCTGTCACAGCTCCTGTCACACCTACTGTCACAGAACAGGGGGAGTTGCAGGAAGCATACCAAGAGGCAGAGAAGACCGTCGAGGAGGTCAAGGCCAAGCCCCGGAAGCGCTTTGTCTCCGACGACGCTATGAACACGGCGGCGGAGAACATCAAGAAGAAACTCGGCAGCCTTCATATTGGTATCGACCCGACCATTCTCAAGGACATGGCCGTCTACGGTGTCGGTCTGGTCGAACGAGGTGCAACTGAGTTTGCCGAATGGGCTGCGGAGATGGTCCGTGGGTTGGGAGAGTTCGTTGGACCTCACTTACAAGACATCTGGAAGCACATCCAGGCAGGCACGGTAGAACAAGCCCATGCCAGCATCGACCGGGCCATGGCGACCGGAGAAGTCACCAGCATCAAGAACGCGGCGGTGGATCAGGAGCGGGCCATTCTCGGACTCGGACCCGCAACCCACGGAGAAGCCGTTGAGTTTCAGACTGAGATAGACAAGGCACACGCCGACCCCGACAACCCCGTTAAGACTCGGAGACTCGTAGCGGAACTCCTCGGGCGGCCTCGACCGTTAGATGCGCAGGAAGATGCTGTTCTCTTCGTGGAACAGCGCCGTCTGACGACGGATGCCAGTAAACTCCGCGCGGACTATATACAGGCCACGGAAGTCGGGCAGCAGGACCGTGCTTCTACTGCTGCACGGGTGCTGGAGCGGGTCGAGAAGGACCTGGAAGACCTCGGGGCCGCAGCCACACTCGCCGGGACCAAAAGCGCTCAAGGGCTCGCCATGCGGCGGGTGCTGGTCAAGGGGGACTACAGCCTCCTTACGATGACCCGCAAGGCGCGAATGGCCCAGGGGGGCAAGGAGCTGTCCGAGAAGCAGGCCGCCGAGATCAAGGAACTCCACAACCAGCTCGCGGAAACCAACCGGCAACTGGGTCTGAGGCAGTCTGAGCTGGACCGGCGGGAAGCGAAGCGCAAGCCAACACCCCGGAACCGCCTCTTCACCAGGGCGAACAAGGACGCCGCCGTGCGTCGTATTCGGGAGAAGCTGGGTCGAGTCTCCGTGGGTGTCGATCCCACCATCCTCGCCGACATGACGATTGTGGGGGGCTACTACGTCGAGGCTGGGTTGAGGAACTTCGGGATGTGGTCGGCCAAGATGATCTCCGATCTTGGGGAAAGCGCCAAGCCGCACCTGCGGGCTGTATGGGACAGGGTTCACGAAGAGCTGGACACGGCCCGCCGGGAGAAGAAGGAAGCCCGTCTCCAGCGTGGGATTGCCACGTATGAGGAACGATTGGCCCAGGGGGACTTCGAGACTCGGACCCGCGCACCTATCATCCATGATGCGAAGGGCCGGAAGCTCCAATATGAGTACGACAGGGCTCGGTCCAAGTTCCATGAAGCCGTCCTTCGCTATCGGCGGAAGAACATGAGCCTCGCCGGGAAGGCCCTTGGTGCGGGGGCGGAGGTCATCAACACGACCCGCGCGCTGGTTACCAGTGTTGACGTATCCGCCGTGGGGAGGCAGGGGCTGTTCGCCGCGCTCTCTCACCCCATTATGACGCTCAAGAACTTCCCGCCCATGTTGCGGGCCATGCTCTCCGAGAAGAGGCGTCACGCCGTTGACTATGAGATCCTCCAGCGCCCGAACGCCGCGCTCTACAAGCGGGCGGGGTTGGCCCTGACCGAGCGGGGTAGTTCTCTGGCGAAGATGGAAGAGGAGTACATGAGCCGGTGGGCGCAGAAGATCCCCTGGGTTGCGGCGTCGGAACGTGCTTTTTCCACCTTCCTTAACCGGATGCGCGCGGACCTGTTCGATAGCTTGGTTGCTTCGCTGGGGCGCAACGGCGGTCAGGATATGACGCTAAACGAGGCCAAGGCCCTCGCCTTCTACGTGAACTGCTCCACTGGCCGGGGGTCTCTGGGCAAGCACGATTCAGCCCTGGTGACGCTCAACACGCTATTCTTCGCCCCTCGCCTGTTGGCCAGCCGGGTGCAGTATATCACCGGCGCTCCTCTCATGAGGGGGACGTGGCGGACCCGTCGCCTGCTGGCAAAGGAGTACGCCAAGTTCCTGATCGGGGTTGGTACGGTCTATGCCCTGTCGAGCATGATAGGAAGGCCCCCGGAGGACGACCCTCGGTCGAGCGAGTTCGGCAAGTTCCGGGTGGGTGATACAAGAATCGACCCCATGGGCGGCCTCTTACAGGTTCTTGTGTTCGGCACTCGGCTGATTACGGGCGAAACCAAGACCGGCAGGGGCAAGATTCATCCGATCCGCGGGGATGTCCCTTATGGTCGAGACGATGCGGCGGATGTGATATGGCGCTTCGTCCGGTCCAAGTTCGCCCCTGCCCCCAGCACGGTCGTCAACTTGCTCTCCGGGGAGAATGTGGTCGGCGAGCCCGCAACCGCAACCAGTCAGGCTGCACAACTGACGATTCCTTTCAGCGTTCGGGATACTTACGAGGCCATGATCTCGGAAGGTGCGGGCAAGGGCTTGGCCCTGGGGATGCTGGCCGTTCTCGGGGTGGGGCTGCAAACGTACACGCAGAAGAAATCCAGGAAGCATAAATAGGGGAACACCATGTCCGACGAGGATTTCCGAAGTATCTGTCACGCGGTCAAAGACATCGCAGTGAGACATGCGGAGATGGGGGAGCACCTGAAGGGCATGGATGAGAAGCTGGACAACATCGGTAAAGCGGTCTTGGGGAACGGGGACACGAAGAACTCCCTGACCTCCCGCGTGACTGCCTTGGAGACGACGCATACGAACGCGCAGCAACACGGTGATCGCTGGTGGAAGATTGCCTCTGTGGTGATCGCAGGGGTCGCCGTACTAATAGCAGTAGTGGGATAGGAGACACACAATGGCAACGGAAGAGAAACAAGATCCTGGTGTGAAGACGAGTGAGTGGTGGACTTCCCTGATAGTGATGGTCACGGCCATGCTGCCTGCGGTGGTGGCGGTGGTTTCGGGCTACGCCTGGGCGGGGGCCGCGTTCGGCGTGATCGCGGTGGTTGCCCCGACCGTCTACATCATCGGAAGGGCCTGGCTGAAGGCGGAAAGGGCCAAGCAGATCGACTTCATCCCCGAGGTGTGGGAAGATCGTCTTGACGGATTGTTCGTCCTGGTCGAACAACTGGCGGAACAAGTCAAGGCGAAGAAGGCTGAGTAATGGCGACCTACGACAAGGTGAACAGAGAGTTGGTCCCGTGTTTTGACCTTCGCCACATACCGCCCGATGTTACAGAGGCGTGTATCGACCTTGGGATTTCCATGCACTATGAGAACGCGCTGGCGCGCGTGGGCGAGGAAGATGATGACGTACTCGTTGAATGGCTCAAGGCGCAGGGCGTGGAGTTCAAGAACGGGGTGGCTCACTTTGGCATCTGGGTGGATTGACTAATGGCGGCCTGGCTTCCAATACTTGGCGGTCTACTCTCCATCGCGGGGATGCTCTTGACGTGGTGGCTCTCTACCCGGCCCGAAAGGAAAGAGAAGGCACGGAGGAAGGAAAATGCGGAGATTGACGCTGCTGTTCGTTCTGGCAACGAGCGTTTTGTTGCTGACTGGCTGCGGGACAAGCGCGCAGAGCGTTGACCCGGAACTCCAAGGCATCGCCCAGTGGCTTGACGACGGCTACTTTATTCCCACGGCCACCGCGAACGCGATTTGGCATGAACCCGACGAGGCCAAGCGGAAGGATCTCTTCGTGATGAACGCGAAGCTCATCCAGAAGAAGTGGGCCATCGACCGCGAGAGCCTGATCTGGCTGATGCAAGAGGCCGCGAAGGGCAGGCAGATACCATGAGGCTCTTGAAGCGGCACATCGGCCTTCCCCTCAAGGTCTTGGTCTGGGACCACACGGAGAATGTGGGCGCGGCGGTTGTCTGCGAGGTCTACGGGAAGCTCATCGCCTTTGATGGCAAGACAATCACCCTCTGGGCCTGGAGCGTCCCGAGCGAACCCACCGTAAAGGGCGCGCGAACCGAGTTTGTGCTGCTGAGACAGACCGTGAAGCGAGGTGGGATAATTCCACTGATCCCTGAGTAGAACCCCCGACTGACCTGATGCCCCGTTCCCGAAAGGGAGCGGGGTTCTTTTACGCGCTGATTGTCAAGCCTAACCCCTCTCATTGTAAAGCGCGGTTTCACCAAGCGGTGAATGCCCTACAGCCGGTTGACGGCCTCCCTGCCAAACTCAGGAGACAGGTGCGCGTAGTATTTCTCGGTCATCGTGATACTGGAGTGGCCCAGGAGCTTGGAAACAACGCCTATCCTCTCCCCCCTGGCGACTAACAGGCTGGCGAAAGTCCGTCTCAGGTCCCTCCAGCCCCCGCCCGCCCTTGCCATCTTGGGTATCTGCCGCTTCATGTCTACCAGCATCCTGCCCCACGTCCTCTCCGACAATCCCCCGAAGATCCTATCCTCAGGGTCCCCAGGTCCCAGGCGGGCCAGCAAGGCCCCTAGCCGGGGGTGTACAGGCACCGAACGGACTAGACCGGTCTTGGTAGCCTCATGGGTGCCAAAGACCAGCACAGGCCCCCTGGATGTCTCTTGCAGCGAACTCCAGCGGAGGTTCCTGATCTCGCTCATGCGCCCTCCAGTCAGCAAGGCAGCCAAGGCAGGTGGGCAGGTCTGCTCCGCGATCTCCAGGGCCTTTGCGAACTCCGCATCAGTCAGGTAGATGATGGCTTTTCTCACCACTTTCGGCCTCTCCATTCTCTTGGCGGGGTCTGTGGACAGTTGGTTTCTGGAAATGAGCCAGCCGGCGAACCGGGCGATCATGTCGAACTTATGGCGTAACGTCTGGCGGGACATGCCTTTGTCTTCCTGACAGGCAAGGTAGTGGTCGATTGCTTCGGGGGTGATGTCAGAGGCCATGTAAACCCCGGCGCTGGAGACAAAATCCTCCAGAACCCGGATTTTCTGCGTGAGATGACGGGGGCAGTTTCGTCCCCTCTCGCTATCCTTGAAACGGGCGATCAGCGTTACCACAGGAACCCCAGGCCCCGACCCCGGCTGATCGGAGTATCGGCCTCCCCCGGACTGACTTGAATGGAAAGCGAGATTGCCGAAAGTTTTTTTGGTTTCCGGTTGACTTGGGGGGATTGGCTGCCGATAATGAAGGGTAACAGGCTTCATGGCATCAGCCCATGAAGCTGAAGACAAAGGAATTCGCCATGAGCACAACTTGCAGAGCGGACAAACGGCGGCGGGCGGCTAGGGTTTCGGCGGATTCCTCTAGCCTGCCCGCTGCTTTTGTAGCGGCCGGGGCAGGGACACGGAGAGTTGAGACTGGGCACGGCTGCCCGCCCCGGCTGCGTGTAGTCCTGTGGCGTGGTCACTACCTGATAACCCGAGGACATCTGACTCCTCTCGGGCATCCTGCCGGGCCGCCCCCTTACTTCCATAGCGGCATGTCTATTCTAGCACTGACGGATAGCTTTGGCAAGGAGAACTGAGCCATGCACATTCCCAGCCGGGCCGTTCTGCTGAAGTCCCACGATGATGGTCATCGCGTGGTGCGTTTATGGGAACTCCGCCGTGGGTATCAAACAGGCGAGGAGGGCTGGTTTGTCGCGCCTGGGCGCTGGGTTGAAATCGTTGATGATGGTAAAGAGACCTGCCTGCGCTTTGCGGGGAACAGCCTGCATCGGGCTGAGCGCTATTATCAGGAACATGCCGACTACGACGCTGCGGTGAAGGGAGATTGAGCCATGACACACGAAGAGAAGCACACTTGGCTTGCCTTGTTCGCATCACGCATCGGGGCCTGCCTGGACTTGGAAGCGGAGTGCGGGTTCGGTCGGGAATGCGTCGGCTTGACAACAGACGGCAAGTTTCCCGACTTGCCGGAAGATTCAACGGTACCGTTACCGGACCACGCCTACCACAAGCACCCCTGCCTCGCTGTCCTGGGGAGAGGGGAAGAGGCCGAAGCTGAGTTGTACGACTGGTGCAGGGCGTTGGAGGCGGAGGGCTTCACAAAGATCATCGTGGAGCCGAACCCCGACTGGAAGGGGAAGGACGATATGATCGGCGCACTGTTCGGCAACCACCAGATTGTGCGACTCGCACGACCAGGGGGAGACTGAGCCATGAGTGCATTCACAGACGAACTCGAACGGCTGGTCATCAAGCAGGTCCGCCAGGATATGGAGCATTTCCCGGAGTATGACGATGTCCGCGACGCGGCTAGGCGCAAGCTCGAAGACATGGCCGAGAAACTGTTCAAGCTGCTGACTGAGGAGAACTGACATGAACGATGGTGGACCGGCATTTCCGATGCCAAGCGGACCAGAACCACAAGTCAACGCGGCCACTCACTTCAATGAAGGCATGTCCCTCCGGGACTACCTCATCGCCCACGCGCCGCTGGTGCCTTACTGGTTTGACGTGGAAATGCCCACGCCCAAGCCCGAGCAGCAGATCACGCCCGTTGGCGGGAACATGGTGGAAATCAAGGACGGTGGGCCCGCCTGGGAGAAAGACCGCGAGTGGCTCAGATGGACTCAATGGCCGATTGCCTGGGCCGACGCCATGCTCGCCGAGCGGGAGCAGCAGTCGCACAGTGACGCAACTTTCGCCGCCCAGCTTGAGGGCCAGAAGGAGAACAACCCATGAACCAGACAGCAACAGGCGAACGTGTGCATTGGACCTCTTCGGGCCTTGTGGATGACTGGCAGGATGAAGTCCCAGCCCTCATTCAGACGCACATGAACCGGAACAACCAGCCCATGCTGGACACAAAGACCCTGCGAATCAATCTGGAAAACCACTGGGGGGAAGAAGGTCTGCGTGAGATACCAGCAATTATCTCGGTCTACAGCGACCGCGCTGGCGTCATGCTGGAGTTCATTCTGACGCTCAACCCCAACAGTTTCGCGGGCAAGAGCGCCGTCTACAACATCGACATGGAGCACTGAGGGAGAGGACTGATGACAACCGCATTACAAGAGCTACAGGTCCTTGGGATCAAGAACATCGACCACATGGAGGGCGAGCTTCTGCCGGACATGGAAGCCATCGGAAGGCTTGCTGGCGCAGCCAAAGACAAGGGCAGAGACTTTGTGTTTGAAGGGTGCCTGCATCACAAACCGGCAGGGGCCTTGCTGATGTGCGTGTTTTGGTACGGCTACCAGCGCCTTCTCTGCCGGGAAATGGAAGACGCGGTGACGGAACAGGAGTTGCCGAGATGAGCGAGAAATGCCCCAAGTGCGGGAAGAGGGGCCTCGGGACGATTCTGGATGGTCTGTGCGCGTGGTGCTGGCGAGATCGCTGGGCCGAACGGTGCTGTAATCTCGCCATAGAAATTGCCAAGCGGAAGGATGAACTTGCCGACCTCCGCCGCCAGCTTGCCACGGCCAAGGAGCAGATCACCAAGCTGCGGGAGGCGTTGCGGGAGCATCGTCACACGGAAAAGTGCTTTAACTACGCAGTCAAGACGGCTCTGAAGAGCGGCTGTTACTACTGTATCAAGGAGTGCGCCGACTCTCGACGCGCCGCCCTTGCCGACACGGAGCCCCCGAAATGAGACTCTGGCAGGCGCTACTGCTACTGTCCCTGGTCGTCACGGGGCTGATGATCTACGCGATTCTATCAGGTGGAAACTGAGTGGGCGCTAGGCCGTGGGCTGGGCGGGTCTCCCTCCGCCCGCCTCCCTGCGGCCGATGAAGGAGAAGTGACATGGACGAACGGGAAGAGAAACGCATTGCGGCAGGTGTGTTAAGGGTACTGGCCGAAGAGTACGCGGCTTTGGATTGGCCTGCCCATGCGGACGCCTGTAACAAGATTGCCCACAAGCTCGACCCGCCCGCTCCCCCTCTGCCGAAGCCGAAGTTCAAGGATGGGCAGTGGGTGACAACGAAGCATGGGACTGTGGGACAGATCATCAGCTGGTGTGGGCTTGAGCGACAGTACCACGTAGACGTGCGAGGACCTATCGGTCGTTGGTATCGAGAGAGTCACCTCTCCCCCTGGTTCGAGCCGGGGACGCTGGTGACATCAGAGACGGACAAGGACAGCCTCGGGTACATCGACTCTGCTGGGCGGGTCGCGTGCTTGCCGGACGGATCGCTACACCACTTCGCTCGCGGCTGGAAACGAGCTGACTTTTCCGACGTGGAGCGCTGGCATCGGCAGTATTACCACTCTGCGACTAGCACGATAATGGCCTGGAACAAACAACTCCACGGCCAGCCCGCCGATGAGGGCGGGGCGACAGACAAGACAACTGAATAGAGAACATGCTGGTGTGCGCTGGAGCGGAGGCGAAAGCCGTTGATGCGATGAAGGCGCGCGGTACTGGCGTCCTGCTACTGATAGTCGCGACCGACAGGAGCGGCAAGCCGACGACAACTCGGCGTTCCACTGTGGCAGATTATGAGATCACGCGAGCCGAAGAAGCCCACGAGCGCCAGGGGCATAGTAGGCCACACCAGCACCTGCGGCGGTAGCTCAAGTGGCAGAGCGCGTCCCTTATAAGGGCGAGGTTTGCAGGTTCAACTCCTGCCCGCCGCAATCGAAGCGCGGGACGTTCCCGTGCGAGTTTCAGAGTCTCACAGCATGAAAGGTCCGTGGCAGTTGTAAGCAAAACCTGAACGGATAGTTATTCCAAGGCCCCCTCCGCGAAGCGAACCATGAGGGGGTCCGCAGACAACCCCGAAAGGGCAAGGAGATAGACCATGAGTACCGAACCCATCTGGATACCGACGCCGGAGCCCGGAATCTACCCGGGAATCCCTGCGGAGACGTACCACAAGTGGGACGCCATGAGCAATAGCTGGCTTAAGCTGCTGGCCGATGCGAGTCCGAAGCACTTCCACTACCGGCGGGGGCATCCCAAGGCCCCCACGAAGTCCATGCTGACGGGTACCTTGCTGCACAAGCTCTGTCTGGAAAGGCATCATTTCCCTGAGAGCTACGCCGTGGCCCCCGTAGGATTGCAGCGGACGGCCACGAAGAAATGGGCGGCGTTTCTGGAGGCGAACGCGCCAAAAAGGTGCATCACGGCCACAGAGTTCGCCCAGGCTTGTGGCATGGCCGATGGGATTATGGGGCATGGGGACGCCTCCACCCTCCTGATGCAGGGCGAGCCGGAAGTCAGCATTGTCTGGGACAACGAGGAGTTCGGGGTCCGCTGCAAGCTCCGCCTCGACTATCTGGCCAGGGCGGACAAGATGATCGGGGACATCAAGTCCACAAGCGATGGTGACGACCACGCCGTTTCCTCCTCGGTCAACAAGTACGGCTATCATCGCCAAGCAGGTTTCTACCTGGATGGGACGAAGGCGGTAGGGCTAGACATCGAGAGGTTCATCCTGATCTTCGTCGAGAGCGAGCCTCCCTACGACGCCTACGCCGCCGTTCTCGACACCAACGCCCTCCAGATCGGGCGGCACGAGTACAAGAACGCCCTGCGCATCTACCAACACTGCGTCAAGACGGGGCAATGGCCCGGTCGGCACGAGACGGACGTGCCCGCCATCCCCCTGCCCCGCTGGGTACTTCAGTCCTATGGAATCCGAGCAGAAGGAGTCCAGATATGAGCGCCAACGGGAAACCCAAGTTGGGCCTCATCTACGAACGAATGGCGCGGATCATGGAACAGGTCCCGGCGATTGGCAAGGATGGTGAGAACAAGGTACAGAACTTCCGATTTCGCTCCATTGACCAGGTGTACGACGTGCTGCACCGGCTCCTGGCCGACAATCACGTCTTCTTCACGCCCCACGTCGTTTCGCAGGAACGGCAGGTCTTGGACCGGCTGGACAAGCAGAGCGGGAAGAAGGTCGGGCATACGGTGTTGACGTGCCTGAGCGTCAAGTACATCTTCCACTGTGCTGATGACGGCTCCTGCCTGGAGGTCGGGCCGATCCCCGCAGAGGCGGCAGACAGCGGGGACAAGGCCAGCGCCAAGGCCCTGAGCATGGCCCTGAAGTACGTCCTCCTCCAGACCTTCTGCATCCCCATCCAAGCCGAGGCGGACTTCAAGACCGAGCCTGACGAGTCCGGGGCTGATGCGGCGCAAGCCCTGGCGGAGAAGCGCCTGAAGGGCAACGGCGGCGAGGACGAGGTGGCGAAGGCGTTGCAGGCCAAGTCACAGGCCGAGTGCAACAACTTCTCCCTCTCGCCATCGGACTTGGGCAGCCTCAAGCGACAGGTGTTTGAGATGGGTGCTCGAAGCCCCAAACAGGCCCTCGACCTGTTGAACAATGTTTCCATGCGGATCATGGAAGACGGGGCGGGCATGGTATTGGGCGTCCACCTGGAAGAGATACCCAGGGATGGCGCACGAAAACAACCTGCGGCGTAGCGGGTCCAGGCCCGGTGGGGCAACCTGAACTGCTCCACCGGGCTGTAGGGAGAGCACATGCCGACCAAATGGCCGAATCACATGACGGAGAGAGAGATGGCCCGGCGCATCAAGGCAGCCTCAAAGGGCGAGTTCTGCGGCTGGTACTGTCCCGGCTGTGGTGAGGACTGGCCCCGACAGCGGAAGCGCTGCCCCAAATGCGGGGGGTGTACTCCTGAGAAGATCATCAGACCGAAGCAGATCGCGTAGGAGCATGACCATGCTAAGAGGACGAAAGTGGCGCGATTGGCTAGAACCGAAGAGGTATTCATTTGAGGTAGTGCCATGCCCTGGAGAGGGAACAATCACTCTATGGATTGCGGAGTATGCAGAGAGTGTTACCCCAACGAAACTGCGCGCCCGCCAGGCCCGCGAGGTGGCTGAGTATCTCCGCAAATGCGCAGACCAGATTGAGGGCAAGACATGATCCCCCTACGAATCTTTCGCATGTCCTGGTACTGGGCTTACAAGCGCTGCTGCCTGTTCTTGGGTATTGTCTGGCGGAAAGACGACCCTCAATGTTCCCGCATTGACTGGTGTACGGCATGGGAAGTGGCCGGGATCACCTGGGGGCCTAAAGCATGGAAGCGGTGGTGCAAGCCATGAAAGAGAAAGAGCAGCTATCCGAAGCCGATGCCTACCAATGGGCTGCCCAATGCCTGCGGGGGATACGCATCTCCTCCGAGGATGCGCAGATTCTCGCTGACCGGATAGTCTCGGCACTCATAGGCAAGGATGCGAACGATGGCGAATGACTTTGAGCATTGGTGGGAGCGGACGATGGGTGAGCGGATGTCGCATTCCAAGTACCTGGCTCATAATGCCTGGGACGCTGCGCTGGATAGTGCCGGGGCGGATGATCTGCAAGAGTGCCTGGACGATATCCAGATCATCGCCAGCGGTTACGACGGGTATTGCACCGACGAGGGGTTGATGGAACTGATCGACGAACTGAGAGAACTGGCGGCCACTGGAAGGCCAGTCCCCATTGTCAAGGAAGACGAGAATGGCACGGAAGACCAAGAAGACAAAACGTGAACCTGTAGCATGGGCAACGTCCTGGTGCGGCAAGGCTGACGATGAAGTAACCGAGTATTTCAAGCACCAAGTCTGTGCGGTCTGCGGAACGCCCATCAGCGTGTGCGGGCACCATATTATCCCTCGCCGCCGGTGTGTACATCGTCGGCACACCTTCTGGAACCTCCTCCCCCTCTGTCCGAAACACCATAGGTTTTCTGTCGAGATGGCGGCCCATTCCGAAAGCTGTCTTGTCGTGGACCGCTTCAATGCGTGGCTCAAAGCCAACCACCCCATCCGGTGGGCCAACTCCAAGCGGGACGAGCATATCGGCGTCGAAACAGAGGGCAAGGTCAACTACAAGGAGGCTTACGAATGGTGGCGCGACCTGAACGAGGAACATGCGGAGTACCGCTACACCTGCCGAAGGCTGGGCATTCACAACCAAGAGAAGGAGACTGACGATGGGACCTGACGACTACATCCCGATCTGTGACGCGCTTGGGGAATGGCCGGAGTGGCGGAATGACGACGAGGGGCTTCAAGAGCGGCTGAAGCCCTGGACGCGCCAAGCCTCGCACAAGTGGTGGTTCGAGTGGATGGATGGTAATTGCAAATGGCACAGGGGTATGCAGCTCGCCCCCCACGTCGCCCTGTGCATCCTGGAGAAGTGGTTCCGTGAGAAGCTGACCAAGGCGGGTATCAGCATCATCCGCAGGGGGACGACCTACTACTGCACAAGGGACGGCGGGGCCTACTTGGCATTAGATGGAACAGGGTGGCATTTCTGGGGCGACGGCAACGCAACGCGCTTCGACACCTACGCCGAGGCCCAGCTCGCCGCAGGCAAGACGCTGTGCAAGGAGACTGACGATGGCGAAGCGTAAGGTGACGGTTCGTGGACCGAACAAAATCAGAGTAGCTGAGGCGGCTAGGGTCCCTCGCACGGATCTAATCCGCATTGGTGTCCGATGGGCTCGTGAGCGCGCCGGGGAAGGGCCGGGCTCTTGCCTAAAGATAAACGCCGCCCGCAAGCTCGCCCAGGGCATCAACGCCATCTGCGACGGCATGGAGGCTGAGAAATGAGTTGGTACGACCACACCTGCCACGAATGTAGCCATTGGGACGATATCAACGGCTGCTGGGCTGGGCAGGAAACCGACGGACCATATGAATGCGCCTGTCCCCACTATCAGGGCGATGACTGGGACGATGATGATATCTCCTTCGACCATCCAGACTGCGATGGTCAGGAGGCCAAGGGTGATTGAGCCCCAGAAACTACCCCGCCGCGGCGGGCTGTTCCAGGAGGGGAAATGAAGTGGCACCTCTCCCATCGCGCTGATCCCGAGTGTCTGCCCCTAGCGGATAGGCACTACAACCGGCAGAAGCCCGGTACGCCGCAGTTTGTTCCTCCTGGGCGATGCTTGGTCCTCAAGCACTACAACGCGGACGGAAAGGTGGGAGCTGTCTGGGTCACATCCTGGCCGTATGCCAAGTTCGTCAAGCACGACTGGGCCGGAGCCTGGGTCAACAGCATGTTCCGCAAGGAATGTGACGGAGAGGCCAGCGAGTTCATCCGTGACGCGGTCGCGGTCACGTGCTGGCGGTACATCAGCGTTCCCAAGCTGGGCATGGTTTCGTTCATCGACCCGAAGCACGTCTGTCCCCGGATGGTTCGGGGTAGACCCACCTGGGGGCATTCGTACCTCAAGGCGGGCTTCAAGCACGTTGGCTACACGAAGGGCGGACTGTGGGCCTTTCTGCGGGCCGCAACGGATATGCCGGAGCCAGAGCCCCCAGCTGGCTGCCTGCCGCTGTTCCAGGAGGGGAAGAGTGGCTAAACAGCCCATAGACTACGTATCTCTCAAGCCTGCGGACTTCCTGACGGATGCGGATGTGAGGTCCTGGCCCGCTCGGGAAGTGGGGGCTTACTGCCTCCTGATCTTCTTCCTTTACAAGAACCACGGCAAGGCCAACAGCGACCCCAGAGCCCTCTGCCGGATTTGCCAGTGTCAGGAATCTGAGTGGTCGGAAGTGTGGAGCACAATCGCGCAAAAGTTTTCAGAACGCGAACACGTTTTAACGCACAAGCGCGTCTCCTTGGAACTCCGCAAGGCCCGGAAGCGCATGGAAAAGGCGAAGCGGGCAGGAGTTATAGGGGCCAAGGCGCGATGGCAACCGCATAGCAACCGCAATGCGAATGCCATAGCTAAGTTAAGTAATGTAATGGTAAGTAAAGAAGATACACCCCCTACCCCCTCTGAGGGGGAATGGCTTCTCGGCTGTCAACTCCCCTCTTCTCTGGACACCCCGGAGTTTGGGGAAGCATGGCGGGATTGGTTCGACTATCGGAAGGGGATTCGACACGCCCTGACTCCGAAAACGATAGAGCGCCAGTTAGCGAAGCTGGCCCGCGACCCCAGTACCGCAGTGGCGGTGATCGAGCAGAGCATTGAGAACGGCTGGCAAGGACTGTTTGAGGTGAAAGATGGCAGACGTGGAAAGACTGGCCTTGGGAAAGACGGTGGAGCAGTTGAAGGCAAAGTACGGTTCGATGGTGGAGACTCCGTTGTCGCCTGACCTGGATTTCACCACGGGCCTGCCTCCACGCTTCACTCGATGGCGCATGAAGGACTTCTCCCCCAGCTTAATAGACGCCGCGCGGCCGTTCTTCCAAGCTGTTGGCTGCTGGTCGCTCTATCTCTGGGGCGAGACGGGAACCCGCAAGACCTCATTCGCTATCGCCTCTCTGATTCACATGCGCGAGCACACAAGAACGCTCACGGGGCTCTTCCTCCCAGCCTACGAGTGCGTTCGTCAGCTACGGAACATCCATGACCCCATGAACGATGCCGTCTTGGCCCGTTGGCGCAAGGCGATGTGGCTGGTCTTTGATGATCTTGGAAAGCACAGGGACACACCCCACATCGTTGAACAACTCCTCTTCTTGTTGCACTATCGGTACGACTGGCACGAACCAGGCTACAAGACGATCATCACGGCGAACATGAGCCTCGACCAGCTTGCGAAGACCATTGACCCGGCCACGGCGCGCAGGTTGGAAGAGGGCAAGGTACTGAAACTTGAACTACCGCAGGAGAACACAGATGGACATTGACACGCGAGAAGCATGGATCACAACGGTCAGTGGAGTACGAGTGGACCTGGTAGACCCCGACCCCGCAACGATTCACATCGCCGACATCGCGCATTCGCTGGCTGCGCAATGCCGGTACAACGGGCATTGTAAGCCTTGGTACAGTGTTGCCGAGCATTCTGTCTTGGTCAGCCACTGGCTTGAGGGGCACGGGGAGACGGAACGGGTGCAACTGCTGGGGTTGCTGCATGATGCGACGGAAGCCTACATCGGGGACATTACGTGGGGCGTGAAGCAGCTTATCCCGGAGATTCGCCAGGCAGAACACAGACTGGCCCCGCACATCTACAACGCGCTGGGTATACTGCCTCCAACCGAAGACGAAGAGCACATCATCAAGCTCGGGGATCGCGTACTACTGGTGACGGAGTTTCAGGACATGATGGGTTGCGGATTGGTAATGGATGGGCTGCCCGACGCGGATGAGGGCATGGTTTTCTGCTACCTCGACGCCAAGAACGCCAGGGAATGCTTCTTGGCGAACTGGCGCTGCTTGGCGGAGAAGGTTGGGATATGACCTTCGTTCTCTGGTTTGCGGCGGTGTTCAACTACTGGATTCACGTCCGGCGGTACTGGTGGGCTCCCATCGTGGGGTTGGTCTGCCAAGTGCCCTGGATTGCTTACGGGCTTTGGGTTCGTGCCTGGGGCCTTGTGGGATGTGGTATCACCTTCGGAGTGATTGCGGCGTTGGCAATACCGACGTGGGCAAGGACGAAAGGAGCTACGGATGGCAGAGAGAATCAATAACCTGGTGATCGTGTCTGATTTGCACTGCGGGTGCAGACTGGGCCTGTGTCCGCCTGGGGATATTCCCCTGGATGATGGGGGCACGTACAAGCAGAGCAAGCTACAAGCGAAGGTGTGGAAGTGGTGGATAGAGTTCTGGACGAAGTGGCTGCCCGAAGCCAGTCGCCACGAGCCCTACGCTGTTGTTGTCAACGGGGATTCGCTGGACGGTGTTCACCACAACTCGACCACGCAAATCTCCCACAGCCTGAAGGATCAGGCCGGGATTGCTGCGAGCATCTTATCGCCTGTGGCGGCACAGTGCAAGGGCAGATTCTACATGACGCGAGGAACTGAGGCGCATGTTGGTCCTAGTGCGGTAGAGGACGAGCGGCTTGCAGAGAAGCTGGCTGCTGTCCCCGATGAACAGGGGCGGCACGCGCGGTATGAACTTTGGTTCAAGCTGGGAAGCGGCTTGATTCACGTCATGCACACAATCGGCACTTCGGGTTCCATGCACTACGAGTCAACGGCGGTGATGAAAGAGCTTGTGGATGAGTACGTTGAAGCCGGGAAGAACAGGCTCCAGCCCCCGGACGTAACGGTGCGATCCCACCGGCACAGGCTCCTGGAGGTGCGCGTGCCCACACGTCTTGGATATGGGATCTCCTTCACAACCCCCAGCTGGCAACTCAAGACCCCTTACACCTACAGGTTGGCTGGGGCGCGCGTGTCAACTCCCCAGATCGGGGGAAGTCTGATCCGCCAGGGGGACGAGGACCTGTACACCCGACATCGTACATGGCACATCGAGAGGACGAAGGCGGTGACGCTATGAGCAAAGACACGGTCACGGAAGATGAATGGCGGGCGGCGCTGGCCGAGGCGACGAAAATGGAACATCAAGATCCCGGCCCAGGGTGGAAAAGCAATCTAGAGCTTGCTAGTTTGGTGGGCCTATCACGACAGCGCATGCGCGCCAAGCTGGCGGCCTTAGACAAAGCCGGGCAGCTCGAGACTGCGATGCGGACCAAATTGGACACGCGGGGTCGCAGGTATGCCCATCCCGTCTACCGCCTCAAGAAACCTAGCAAGGGAGAATGAGCAATGGCAAAGATAGTGACTGCAAAGGTGTGGAAACAGGACATGCCGAAGACAAACACCAAGAAGGCCGAGACGCTCTGGGATATTTGGTTCCTGAATGATGGCGGAAGGTGGGCAGTGCAGGGAACCTATGACACCCAGGACGAGGCCGAACAGGCGGTGGACAGCCCCCGCAGCGTCATAGTTGAGGTGCCCCTTCCCGAGATGGAATACTGACCCAGGAGAATAGCAATGGCAAAGGATGTGGAAAAGCGGCTGGTGGTGCTGGAATCCAAGGCCGAGTGCGCTGCCAATGTCCATCGGTGGAGCGCGTGTGTGGTTGTCAAGTCGTTAGGGAAGTGTCCTCGCCGCCGCAATAAGTTTGGGATCGCCCACGAAGACCGCCGAGTAAGGGTCTGGCAGAATTGTACCCGTTGCTGGCATGAACGGACAAAGGAGCTTTGGGCTGAGGATGGACGGGAACTGAAGGCACTGGGGAAGCTCATCAGGGAATGGCAAGGCAACTGACCCCCAGCACGGCCAGGGAGGGCCGATGACGAACACAGAATCAGCATGGCAGAGGCTCACTGAGATCCAGAGGCGCAGGGTAAAGCTGTACCTCATGGGCTTCTCACAGAGGCAGATCGCAGCGACAGAGGGGGTGACGCAACAGGCAATCTGGGATACCCTGACAAGGGCCTACAAGAAAATACCTGCTTTAAGGACAGTGGTTTACGACTGGCAGAGACTCTAAATGCCTTGTCAAATTCCGTATAGGTAGAGAGAGAACCCTATGCGGATGGTATCCTGTGACAACTGCGGGCGCGAGGTTAAGGCATCAAGAACTCGTTGCCCGCACTGCAATTACTGGTTCGTCCACCCCACCTACGGCGATGTTCGCCACGATCCGGCCACGGTCCCCTTGTCCACGCGAAAGGATCCGGCCCGGCCGGACGAGATAGCTCAAGCGAAGGAGGATGGCTGCTGCCCCAGGTGTGAGACGAACGGTGATTTCGTAGACATAGGCGGGCGCTGCGTCAGGTGCGGCTTCTCGTACTAACCCCCGCGCTGAGGCGGGGGTGACTGATTGAAAACTCGGTTGCAGATGGTCAGGGCTTGGCCTTGGCGATCGCGGCACGGGCAGCTATGCAGGCTTTCTTCACAGCAACCATGCCCGCCGAGGCGCTGTGCGTGGAGCAGGCATCAGAGGCCACGGTCGCAAGATTCTCGCACGCTGTCAGCAGATCATCATGGGCGTTGCAGGCACGGGCAATGAACCGCATGTAAGCATCGCCCTGCTCGATGAAGGCCCTGATATTGCCTCCGTGGCTGTTAGAGCAGACATGATGGCCGTTGGCGTCGAGGATTTCGCGGCCCTCGGATCGCCAGGGAAGATTCAACGCTGTCTTGCTCATGCTGTTGCTCCTTTCTTGGCCTTGGCGATAGCGGCGAGGGTGCCCTCAAAGAAGGCGCAAAACTCGCCGTCGCTTGACTTGCTCAAGAAGCCCTGCGCTGCTTGGTGTGCATCACAGGGGAAGTAATCAAGCCACATAGGATGTTGGCTAAAACACCAGTGGCAACATTGGCCGCACGACTGTTTGGGCTGTTCGGGTTCGCTCATCTTCTGCTCTCCTGACCGCGTTGGAGGACATCCTCGACGTGGTGGATTTGATTTTCCAAGTCTCGGCGCAGTTCTGCGCGCCAGTCGGCTGCCCGGTTGATGGCCACCCACAAGGCCGCTCCAGTGCTGTCCAGTTGGTCTTGAAGGGCCTGGATTCTGTCCTCTAGGGCACTGATCTGCTCTGCTGTCTTGCTCATGGTGTTGCTCCTCATCTGCGGGCCTGCTGGCCCTGGGTCACTGCCCTGCCATTTGATTCTGCACGGTTCTCAGTCAAATGGCCGTCAAATAGGACCATCCCGGCCCATCCCCTCACCCTCCGCAGAGGGATCGGGGGCGGGTCGCGCTAGTTGACCAGCTCGGCCGTGCCTACTATGTTTCCGTTGAGATTACAGAGCGGAACTTCGCCCAGCCTTCCCAACCTTGACCAGTCGCTGGCCAATGTGTCCGCCAGTTCTCGGAGGATGCGGGCGACCTCAACGCCACGGTGATCCTCGAACGCTGCATTGTCGGTGTCGATCTTGATCTGCAACATAGCTCGTCACTCCTTCTCTGTGCTGTTGGCCTTGGCGATAGCGGCGCGGGCTTCGTGCCTGATGGCCCTGCGACAGCGCCGGCGGATTAACTGTGTCAGAATGCGGTCAAGTACGGCCCTCGCCTGTTCTGCCTCATCATTGCCAATACTGGCCAACTGCCCGAGAGCGGCAATCGCAGTTTCCAGGGCCGTTTCGCGGGTCATAGCTGTGTCTCCTTGTGCTGGGTTAGTCACTTGTCGGGCGCTTGATAGCGCGGACACTCTCGATCTCGTCAAGCTCATAGACTGTTCGGTCCACGAACTCCCAGGCGCACGGCCGCAGCTCTGATCGCGTCAGCTTACGTGGCACCCAAAACTCGAACGGTGTCCCAAGGGCGACAGCGCGATACCACTGACCGGCGACCATCCCGTCGGTGGTGTTGTAGCTCCACGGCGTTGGATAGGTTGTCATAGCTCGTCTCCTTGTGCTGTAGGTTAGTCGTGTAGTGATGGATACCAGCGACGAGCAAACCTAGCTGCCGCTGCGGGGCTGTCGCCTTCGTCGTAGAACTCGGTCAGGATGTACTCCAGCGAGGGCAGGTCGTCAGGCTCAAGATTTCTGACTGCATGGAGGTACGCCGTGATCCACTTTGTGCGTGTCTGTTCCATGACTGTGACTCCTGTAAAAAAACAAGCCCCCCGCCAGGCGGTGACACAATGCAACCGGGGTCGCTTTGTGAACCTGACGGGAGGCATGTAGGTTTGTCGTCTGCATTGCGTCACCATGGGTATTATCGACTGGACCAAGTGTCCACGTCAAGCACAAAATGAGAAATACTTGCAGATTGTGGTAAATGACTGAGACACAAGAGATTGCAGCAGCACAAGCGCTGGCGTTGCAGGAGGCCGCAGCAGCAGAGCGCAAGGCCAAGCTTGAGCTTGCCGTGGTGGGTGTGCTGCCCAAAAAGGACCGGGCGCTGGCTTGTCTGGCTGCTGGTGGGCTTGTGCGCGAGGCTGCTGAGTTTGCTGGCGTGAGTGCGGAGACCCTGCGGCGCTGGCGTCATGCTGATGCTGACTATGCAGCAGCTTGGGAGCTGGCGTGGCAGGACGGAGCAGACCAGCTCGAAGACACGCTGCAGACCTGCGCAGAGCACGCTTGCCACGACCCCCGCTATCAGACGAGCCTCATCTTCAGCCTCAAGAACCGTAGACCCGACAGGTGGCGGGACGTTCAGGACTTGCGCCATACTGGCGACATTCGCCAGAGTCAGACAGACAAGGGGCTGCTGGTGCTGATAAGCCAGGTCAGGGAAGCGATAGTAGGGCCTAAGTTGTTACCGGCGCTGGATGAGGTAGACCCGCGCCAGGATTCGCAGCAGCAAGCGCCAGAGTAAGCCTACCGCTGCCAGAATCGACTCACGCCAGCAAGGTGGCCCCTGGGGTGGGTAAGCCCGAGATAATCGATCCTGGGGCATCCTGAGCAGCCTCATGGCCTAACAGGGACCGTACAGGGAAGGAATGAGCATGGATGAACGGCTTAAAGAACAGTTTGCGTTCGAGTTCTCTACTATCGGGGCAGGCCAGGCCGATCTCAAGCGGGCACTTTTCCACATAGGCGCCCGCCTGGACCGCATAGAGGCCAAGCTGGAGAAGCTTATCCCATCGTGGACTATGGGAAAGCTACTCCCGATGACCGGCGGCGTGGTGGACTGCACTGGCGGCGACCCCTTAGCAGACCTTGACTAGTGCCAGCAATCACCGGGGCGATAGACTGTCAAGCTGTAGGGATAAGTGACCCAAGGAATCTATACCGGGAAGGATGGAGCCATGAAACGAGACAACCGCTACCGGCAGGAGCCCAACCGCAGGCAGGACGATGGGAAGGCACGCTTGGATGCTGTGGAGGCTGAAGAGCCCTGCGCCGAAGTAGCTGGCGAACGGCCCGAGGCTTGCGAGGCTGAAGCGCAACTCCTGGAAAGCCTGTTCTTTGCAAAGCTTCTGTGCACATTGTAGGGAAGGAGAACGAGCATGGATGCAGAGCAATTGGCCGAAGAGGTCCAATCCATCCGACGGACCCTCATCTACTTAGCGGCCCGTATAGAGAGCGTAGACACCAACTTGGGACTGCTTATCCCCATGTGGCCCACGGACCCGGCCCCCCATGTCTACAACGGCCCGATCTTGGACAGACCGTTGCCGCAGTCAGCTTCAAAGGTCTCCCCTGCCCCACGGGAATACGATCAGAGGTACAGAAGCCCGCCCTGTCACTGTACCCGTTGTGAGGCCATTCGGGCGAAGCGCGAAGAGGACAAGGGCAAGCCCTATGTCATGTCCACCGGCTGGGAGGGGTACATCTGGGATAGCTGGACCTGTAACGAGCAGGAGGACCATGACCAGTGGCAGCGGGAGCGGGACAGGGCTTCCGGGAAGGATGAAGCATGATTGAACAGAAGACAGTGCGGCGACCCAGAACCCCGCCTTGCCAATGCACCCGCTGTAAGGGGATCCGGCTGGGCCGGGAAGACCCCAGACCTGAACATCCCTATGAAGGCTTCACGGGCTATATCTGGGACAGTTGGACCTGTGACGAGCAGGCCGACCAGACGCGGCGGCAGAACATGGGGCTTGAATTCACAATCGAGTGGTATGGCGAGGATGAAACATGAACGAGCGGCACGTCTACTTCTGCTGCGTTTGTCATGTTGGGCAGGTAGGGGAACCCGGCTTGGTCTACACCAAGGGGGGCTATTACCCACCCCCGATAGGCTGGTGGGTATGGGAGAGCGGGGGCGATAGGCAGCCGCATCAGGCGTGTTCTGTACGATGCAAAGAGGCATGGATGAACAAACCCAGCAACTCAGCCATTTTCAAGCATGACATGGACCGGGAAGGATGAAGCATGAGCGGCCATGACCTCAAGAGCCTTTTCGGGCTTGAGTATGACCTTCGCGGGATAGCATGGTACGCCTGCAAGCGCGCCTGTCCCTACGGAGACCCGCCAGGATTCGTTGCTGAGGAATGCAGCCTGGATTGCCCCGGCTTCGAGTCGCTGATGGCGTCATGGGGGAAGGAACCGGATGTCCCATGCCAAGCTGCTCCTTGACTGCCTACCCAGGAACCCCGCCGACAACCTCGACTCCCGCGAGCGCATGTTACGTCTTCCCAGGAAGTGCAGGGAAGCCCAGCTTCGTGCTTGTGAAGAGGCTTCTGCTTACGGCTTCCTCTACTGGTTGAATGCCTTTGGCTGGACCTACGACCCCCGCAACAAGAAGACTGGGGGCAAGGTCATCCCCTTCTGCACTTGGGACATTCAAGATAGAGCAGGCACAGAACTCTGGAACGCGATAGACCAGGGGCATGACATACTGCTCGACAAGTCAAGGGACATGGGGGCTTCGTGGTTAAGTGTTGCTGCATTGGTATGGTGGTGGCTGTTCGTACCCCAGACACCCCTACTGGTAGCATCGAGGAAGGAAGACTATGTTGACGCGGCTGGGAACCCGGACTCCTTGTTCTGGAAGATTGACTTTCTCGTGGACCATCTACCCCCCTGGATGGCCCCAAAGGGACGAACACGTCGTCACATGCACCTCGGACACCCTTCTGGAAGTGTCATCGACGGAGAATCCACTAACGTGGACCTGGGCCGAGGTGGGCGTCGGAAAGCCATACTTCTCGATGAGTTTGCAGCCGTAGAGAATGGCCGGGAAATCCTCTCTGCTACTGCCGACGCTACCCCCTGTAGAATCTTCAACTCCACTCCCAAGGGTAGAGCAAATGCTTTCGCGGAGGTGCGGTTCTCCGGCAAGGTGCAGGTAGTCACACTCCACTGGAAGGACCATCCGCTCAAAGGTAAGGACAAGCGCGAGGTTGAAGTCGATGGCAAGAAAACCTGGACATCCCCCTGGTACGAAGCAGAGTGCGCCAGAAGGACCAGCCGCAAGGAAATCGCCCAAGAGATTGACATCGACTATCTTGCTTCCGGGGATGCCTTCTTCGATCTCGATGTTTTGCAGAGGATGCGCATTACGGGGGTGTTGCGAAAACCTGCACAAACGGGTGAGCTCCGCTTCAAGGTAAAGACCCAGGTAGAGGGAGTCTCATACAAGTTGACCGACCCCCAGTGGGTGCCAGATGGAGGGCGGCGTCGGCTAGCGCTGTGGTGCCCACTGGTGGACGGTCGGCCCTTGCAGAACAGGAACTACGTCGTCTTCTGCGATATAGCGCATGGGACGGGGGCCAGTAACTCCGCGATCAAGGTCTACGCGGTCAACCCAAGGGAAGAGGTGGGTTCGTTCGTCTGCCCCGATACCCCACCCCACGAGTTGGCTAGGTACGCCGTAGCGCTTTGTAAGTGGTTCGGGGGGATCGTACCAGTCCTGATGGGCTGGGAAGCCAACGGACCCGGTGGGATATTCGGACTTGAGGTGTACCGCCTCGGCTACCGCTTTGTGTTGGGGAACGTGAATCCGAGTATCCCCTGGAGCCCCCAAGACAACAAGATCGGCTGGAGCAGCACCCAGGAGAAGAAGGAGAGCCTATTAGGTGATCTCCGGGGCGCGTGGGCCAGGGATGAACTGGTCCTCCACGACGAAGCAGTTGTGACTGAGGCGGAGCAGTACATCCGCTACCCCTCTAACAGCATTGGCCCAGCACAGATGGTGGAGGACACTTCAGGCGCAAGAGCGGCGCATGGGGATAGGGTCATTGCTACAGCGGGTATTCTCCTGTGCCTGAAACAACAGCCCACGGTGAAAGCGACCCCGCCGAAGCCGGAGGAGGGCTCGTTTGCGGACAGGTGGCGGTGGAAGAAGCAGAAGGACAAGGCAACTAGGGACTGGTAACGGGAAGGAGAGCAGCGTGGATAGGTTGGTAGAAATCATTGTACGTGTCCTAGTTGTAAGTATCTTGGTGTTTTGGCCCTGGGTTGTCTTGTTTACCATTCTTCACCTGACCAGGGCCGGGAAGGGGAATGACCCTACCCCGCCCAGAATGGGTTAACGGGAAGGACAGGACAATGGCAATATGGGCTATTGTGTTACTGTGCATCGTGGGTTGGATCGTCTCCTTTGCAATCAGCTACCCCATCATACGTGCAGCGGGGCGACGGTACCCCAAGGGGTGGACAGTGTCCAGGCGCAGCGAGTCCATTGTGCTCCTGTTGCTAATGGGCCCCATTGGTATCGTGTTCTCGACTCTCGATTGGCTGACTGAATTGCAAGAGGATGATAGCCCAGCGAGTTGGTAACGGGAAGGAAAGACAATGGACCTATGGAATGTTCGGATGGCCATTGAGGGCAAGGACTTCGACTATCCTCTTGTGCGAGGCGTGCTGTTCGATGGTGCCCGCAAGGCCGTCGAGGCGTGGAGTGGCGGGGTTGTACGTTTCTATCTGGAACGAAACGGGGCATCGACCGTTACCATCCCGGCAGACGACCTGGAAGAGGACGAACCAAAGCCAACAAGGAAGCAAATCTGGCAGAAGCTCGATGATGCAATCCGCCTTTGTGAGGGAGGGCTTCTCCCGCCCGAGTCACCCACGGGGCGGGTCATAAGCAACAGCACGACCCACCCTCGGCCGATTGTGCGGCCTAAACAGTCACCGAAGGAAGAGGCAGTAACCGTATCACATAACCCGTATGACATACTGCCGCCCTTGCCCCCCAAGGGGCAGGCCCGCTTCCTCACTCCCACGGTGTTCCTGACCTCGAAGGGCTGGGTGCTTATCAACACGGATTCGGAAGCCCTCGCTGGTGGTAGATTGGAACGGTTTCAGACTTTCTGTCAAATGGTCGAGGACCTTCCGGCAGACAGAATATTTCACAATGAGCGGTGGCCCGGATTTGTGGTTCGGACGCCGTAACCGGGAAGGAAAGACAATGGACACGGAAGAGACAGCGTTGACGCCCGAACAGGAACGGATCGAGAAGTTGCTGGACGCCCTTCGCTGGTGTAGTGGGTCGGCGGACTTCGGCGAAGGCGGACAGGCGCGCGAAGGGTGGTTGATTCTCGTGCAACCCTTGTTTGACAAGAACGACCCATGCCCAAACCGGGCGAGCTGGTAACGGGGAAGCATCGGAGGGGATATGCCAGAAGTCATCGACAAGAACAGCGCCGTCAAGCGCCTTATGGAAGCTGTGCGCGTGGCGGACGCCCGCCTGAAGCCCTTCCGCGACAACCGCAGGACGTTTCTCAAGGAGTACGTCGGACCCTACTACACCAGGACTGGTGATGGTGCCGGCGCGAGTGCTACCGGACCCGAACCCATCAACATGCTCTTCTCCCTGGCCTCGGTGATCGTGCCCCACCTCGTCTCGCAGAATCCAAAGGCGATGGTCACTAGCAAGAACCCCCAACTCGGTCCCACTGCAAGGATGTTTGGGGAAGCCTGGAATGCCTTAGCCAAGGAAATCGACCTCTGGCGGGCACTGAGATCCTGCATCTTCGATGCCTTGTTTGGTATGGGGATTATGAAGGTGGGCTTGTCCCCAGGTGGGGAACTCATGGAGATGGAGGAGGGGTATCTCCACGACAACGGCCAAGTCTACGCCGATGCTGTTGACTTGGACGACTATGTAATAGATGCCGCCGCCAAGAGCCGGGAAGCAGCATCCTTCGAGGGGAACCGCTACCGCGTCCCCCTCGAATGGGCCTTGGAGTCCGAGCTATACGACCCCGACATTCTCCGCAAACTTCCAATCCACTATTCAGATAACACCAGTCGAGAACGTGGGGCCGCGGAACTCTCCCGTGGTGCGGCGAACTTACAGGAGGCGGCGGAGTACAGCGAACACGTCGAACTCCTGGACCTCTGGCGACCCCTGGAAGGTGATATAGTCACCATCCCCGGTAGTCCTGATATTGTGGTGCCCGACTTCATCGCCCAGTTTGAATACAATGGTCCTGAAAGAGGCCCCTTCGTTGACCTCAACTTCTTCCCGGTTCCGCATAACGTCATGGGGGTGTCCACAGTCGCCGAAGTCTATGACTTGCACGTGATGATTAACAAGCTCGCGCGCAAGGCCGGAAGGCAGGCGGACAGGCAGAAGGAACTGGTCTTGTTCGATGAGGTTGTTACCGAGGAGGCCGAAAGAGTCAGGGACGCCAGCGACGGGGAAATGGTGGGCGTGGGGAGTGTCTCTCGTTACGCCCAAGTGAGTTTTGGCGGAGCTAGTGAAGACACCTACAAGCAACTGGGTTTCCTGTTCGAGCAGTTCAGCCGTATCGCAGGGAACATCGACCTCATCGGGGGATTGCAAGCCGAAAGTAAGACACTAGGTCAGGACCAGATGCTCTACCAAGGGGCTTCTGGTCGCTTAGAGGACATGCGAACTCTCGCGCACACGTTTATGAAGTCCGTGGGCGAGCGGATGGCGTGGTATCTCTGGTACGACCCCCTGGCCGATCAGCCCATCACGGTCCAGGGCGCTGGTGGAGTACAAATCCCCGCCCAGTGGAATGAGGACGAGAAGGAAGGAGAGTTCTTAGAACTCAACTTCGACATCGAACCCTACTCGATGCAGCGGGACGATCCTACCTCGAAGTTTGAGAGAGTGATGACCTGGATCACCGGAGTTGTCCTTCCCACCGCGCAGATTGGGGCCATGCAGGGGGCGATACTCGACGTACCCAAGCTGGTGGAGATGACGGGGAAGATGCTGAACCTCCCAGAGGCGAGTGAGATTTACATGCCCGGCCCGCCGATGGGGATGGGGATGGATGCAGTTCAGCCTCCTGGGGGTAGCAACACCACGAATGTAAGCTCGGGGCGCGGAGGAGGGTCGCGCCCTGAGCCTTCTAATACGCAGTCTTCCAAACCTGCACAGGGGCCGGGTCAATGATTAAGCACGTCAAAGGGGGCCACAAGGTCTGGTCTTCACGCAAGCATCGTTACCTCTCGACGAAGCCCAAGAGTTACCGCGCCGCCGCCGCACAGTTAGGCGCGGTGGAGCGGAGCAAGAAGGCTCGGGGCGACACGGGCGGTTGCAAAGCACGATAATCGGGGGCTGGGGAAGGAACCATGAAAGTCACCCTCATTGCAGGGAAGTATTTCAATTCCTGGGAAGCCCTTGGACTGGGGTACATCGGGGCGTACCTGAAGCGGCACTGTGATGTGGAATTGAACTTCTTCCATCCGAACTTCGACTCGGACCATGCCATTCTCGAAGGCACCGCGGGCACCGATATTTGCATGTTCTCCTGCACCTCTCCGGCAATAGATTATGCCTTGACGCTGGCCGGAGCGATCAAGTGCCGGGATCCCAAAGTTCGCACTGTGTTCGGTGGGTATCACCCATCGGCCCTGCCGGGGGATGTTAAACAAGCCGGGTTTGTCGATTACGTGGTTGTCGGCGAGGGCGAAGTTCCGGCCGAGGCAATCGTTCGGGGTTATCCATATTGGCGTCTCGACGGCCGCCGCATGTCTTTCGACGAACTCTCCTGGCCCGACCGGGAACTGATCCGCAACGAGCGCCACATCGCCGTCGCGGAGAAGGATACGGGGCTCCGCATCACCTCCTTCCAAAGTCGTAGAGGTTGTCCATACGGGTGTAAGTATTGCCTGGACGGCCAGAAGGTGATGTACAAGGGCAAACCCTGCGAGCGCGACATCAAGGACCTATTAACCGAGATCGACTCCGTAGCATACAAGTACCGACTCGACCTCATCAAGTTCTGCGATCCTACGTGGAACACCAATCCGCAGTACGTGAAGGACTTCTGCAAGGAAAAGATCCGCTGGAAGCTGCACATCCCCTTCTTTGCGAACATCCACGCCCGTAATGGGGATCAGGAGATGTTCGACATGATGGCCGAGGCGAACTGTACAACCATCGGCTTGGGGGTGGAGACGGGTTCCGAGCGTATCTTGCAGCAGATGGGCAAGGGAACCACGAAGGATGACGTGCGCGGAACCGTCCGCATGGCGAAGAACTCTGGCATTGGCATTCGGGGCTACTTTCTGACAGGGATGCCGGATGATGACAACGAGTCTCTTCAGGAGACGATGGACTTCGCGGACGAGTTGGAACTGGACGAATACGGGTTCACCATCCTCTGTCCCTATCCGGGGACCGCCTTTTATGCGGAAGACCCGGAGAGGTTCAAGGACGTGAACTGGGAAGGGGCTGACGAGTACCGCAACGACTTCTGGCGCACTAAGTACCTCACGAACGCGGAATTAGTTGCATGGCAGGACAGGTTGATGGAGCGCTTCTGCAAGAAGCTCACGGGACGGAACAAGACAGTAGGGAAAGGGACAGGAAATGAAGGTAGTGGTGATTCCCCCGGAGCAACCGGGTGCACTCCCGACTCCGACGGAGAAGGAACTGGTAGCCCTTCTGCAAGGCGCTGAAGGCGTAGTCGCGGGGACGGAGCAGTATACCCGAACCGTACTCTCGCAGTGTCCGAAGCTTCGCGTCATCTCTCGCATGGGCATCGGGGTTGATAACATCTGTCTGGAATACTGTAAGAACCGCGGCATTACAGTCATGGCGGTTCCCAATGGCCCGACGCAGGCCGTGGCAGAACACACCATCGGGCTCATGCTCGCCCTGCTCAGGCATACCGTGGACAACCACGCAAGTATGTTGGCGGGGGCGTGGGAGCCGAAGATCGGGAAGCTGCTCTGCAACCAGACTGTAGGCGTTATAGGGCTCGGGCGCATTGGCTGTACGGTGGTCCGACTTCTCCGGGCGTTCGGAGCGAAGGTCATCGGGAACGAGATTGAGGAGAATCAGTTCAATGCTTCTCTTGGGCTGGCATGGACCTCACCCATCGACCTGCTTCTGATGTCGAACATCGTCTCCTTGCACGTGCCGCTCACGGAGTCCACCCGGCACATGATTGACGATGTGGAGTTGGCCTGGATGCGGCCCGGCACGCTCCTTGTGAACACGGCACGCGGGTATGTGGTTAATGAAGGGGCGGTGTATAGTGCCCTCCAATCCGGTCATCTCGGGGCTTACGCAGTAGACGTGTTTGCGCACGAGCCCTATGCGAGTTTTCTGTGCGGTTGTCCCAACGTGTTGATGACTCCCCACATCGCCGGATGCACGGAAGAGACCTGGGAAATGATGCGCGAGACGGCTATCCGTCATTGTAACGAGGCTCTCAATGGGTAAAGGAAGCAAGCGACGGCCCGGCAACACCGAAGCATACCGACGGGGCCACAAGAGAGCTTTTGGGACTGGGCCGCGAGACTCCACCAGTGGCACCTTTGTACTGCGGAATGGCACTCTCGTACCTGGCAGAGTAAACAAGTGCGACAGCAAGAATATCGAGAGCCTTGCTGCGGGGGTACAGGCGGAACAAGCCCCACAGGCCCGGAAGGACATTGCTGAGGCAAAGCTGTCGGGGGTGAAGGTACTACCTAACGGCAACTACGTCTTTGCCACCCGTCGGGACAAGCTGCGGTTTCTGAAACACGCCAAGATGCACGATAGGGACGAAGTGAGAGGATAGGGAATGATTACGAATTGGGACGGGGAAAAGCAGTTCATGATACCCTTGCACCGGGCGAAGATGGGGTTGGATGTGTTCCTCTGTTGCCCAGGACCGTCATTGGCGGATGTGGACACCAGCATCCTGCGCGGCCCAGGTCGGTATGTGGTGGCCCTGAACACGGCCTACCCCGCAGTGAAGCCTGATCTCTGGATCGGGATGGACCTACCTTCATGCTATGACCGGGGCCTCTGGTGGGAACCCTTCCCGAAGATCGTCGGGAACAAGTTCGCCGATACCCCCTTCGGGGGGATGACGGTCAAGGAACTGCCAAACGTCTGGCTACTCTCTGGTACAGGTACTACGGCGGCCGGTAAGGAGTTCTTCAGCCGCAACGAACAGAACTCCTGGCACATCTGGGTCGGGAACGCCTACACCACAGCTCTTCATGTTTGCATCTGGCTGGGTGCGCGGACGATCAACCTGGTGGGGTGTGACTTCGGGGGCAAGACCGACTACCACGACGGGCGGAAACTCTCCCCCGAACACCGGGAGCGGAACAGGATACTCTATGAAGCGCTTGTGCAGGACACCAGGCTTCTGGCGGAAGAGGGGAAGGCACATGGGTTGGAACTTGTCTCCTGTACGCCAGATTCTCCGATCAACACCTTCCTGAACTATGTACCTGTGGAACGGGCCATCGCCGCCGCTGAGGGCGCGATACCATTACCTGTTGACAACCGAATATGGGATTCTGAAAACGCCGAAATGCTCCAGTGGTCTACCCAGCATGAGGGAGACGGGGTTGTCGTCGTCGCGGATCACCAGATGGAGTGGATGTTGCCCTGGTGGTATCAGAACCTTCGGGAGCACAACCCCGATGTTCAGATAGCCTTCTGCGACTGGGGCATGACCGAAGAGGGCAAGAAGTGGTGTGCGGAGCGGGGGCTTGTCTATCCCGTACTCAAACCCGCCAACCTGATGCACCGCAAACCCTTTGCGATTCTTCATGCACCCTTCTCCCGGATCATCTGTATGGATGCGGATTGCGAGATCAAAGCAGATATTACGCCCCTGTTCGAGAGGGGGAGCATGTGCGTCACCGAAGATCCCTTCAACCCGTGGTCCAAGGACTATCGGCCAGTCCCATATTCGACGGGGATGATCGCCTGTCATCATGGAGAACCCCTGATTGACGAATGGGCGCGGTATGTGCTCCAACCGGAGTTAGCCAAGGGGGAGGTCTGGACCGACGATCAAGCGTTCAACTTGATGATCGCGGACATGGAAGAGGGGTTAAGCGACACTTCACGCCTCCTCGTAACCCTGGAACCCGAATGGCAGTGGCTCCGCCTGGCTTCGAGGTCGGGGGACTCAACAGCCAAGATCATCCACTGGACCGGCGCAGAGGGCAAGCAGATCATCGACCGGAAGCGCAAGGAGGCATCTCATGGGGTGGAGCGAGATAGTGTTACTACTGGTGGGGAGCATGATAATCCTGTGGTGGAAACTGGTCCGCTCGTCTCCATCCTGATGCCCGCCTTCAACAGTTCGGAGTTCATCGAGAAGGCGATCCAATCCTGTATCGACCAGACCTATCAGAACTGGGAACTGATTGTCCTGGACGATGGTAGCAAGGATCAATTGCAAACCGCCAACATCATGCAGATGATGGCCAATAAGGACAAGCGAATCCGTCCCTTCTTCGAGCATCATCGGGGCAGACTGGAGGCGCACAATCGCTGCTGGCGACTTTGTAAGGGAGACATCATTGCCCGGCTGGACTCCGACGACTTGCAGGAACCGACACGACTGGCAAAGCAAGTGGCGCATTTGCAGAACTCCACCGATTCTATCGTCAGTTGTGAGAGTTATCACATTGATCGGGATGGGGCTTCTCTCGGGCGGCGTCCATGTTCTCCGTTTGGCAACTGTGTCGAACTTGCCACGACAAATATGACGGGATCGGCAACTTATTGGCATCCTCCGCAAGCAGGGAATATGATTACGCGCTCGTTGTACGAAGCGATCGGGGGACTTCCGGGAGACAACAACTACTGTACCGAGGAGGGGTTTCTTTACGCTGCCATCTTATTGGGACACACTATCGGCCATGTCCCCGAAGCCTTATACGTCTACCGTCGGTATCCCGAGCAGATGTCCCAGAATGACCGTTGTGGCGCAGACGAAATAGCATGGAAACAACAGTCACGTCGGTTTATAGAAGAAATGCGAACTCGGGGACTCACGGAATGAAGAGGGCGCGGTCTATAGCGCGGCGTCTGGAGACGGGGAACTGATATGTCGTTACTGCGAGTGGCCGAAAGATGAATGCCGCAATCATAACCGCACGGGGTGGATCGTGCAGCCTGTCGAACAAAAACCTCTGGCCGATCCTGGGTGAGGCGATCCTGTCTCGGATCATTCGGACTGCACAGGCGGCTGATCTTGTCTCTGCCGTCTATGTGGATACGGATGGGAAGGAGATAGCCAAGTGCGCATCCCGGTGGGGATCGCAGATTCTTGACCGACCGGAATATCTCGCCGAGGGCACGGGCAATCACGGGGAAGTCATCCAGAAGGCGGTTCGCGTCGTAAATGCCCGGCAGCGCGGGCACTTGGAAAACGTCGTGATCCTCCTCGGTAATTCCTGCATGTACGGCCCGGAACTCATTGACGAAGCTCTTGCGACGTTGCAGGCCCGCCCCGACCTGACAGGGGTGATGTCGGTCTGGCAGGCGGCAGACGACCATCCTTTACGCGCAATGGAGATGGACCAAGAAGGCATACTTCTTCCCTGGCGTGATCCCCATCGGGACGTGCCCAATAACCGACAGGCATACTTGCCCGCCTTCTTCTACGATCAAGGAGTCTGGGCGTTTCGGAAGGAATGCGTTGAGAAGCACGACGGCCCGAGTCCCTGGTGGTGGATGGGAAACAAAGTAGGCGCGATTGTCCGCCCGTGGATTGGTGGCAGGGATATTCATAACTTGTTGGATGTTGCAGTGACGGAGTGGTGGGTTGGAAGAAACATACGCAGACTACGTTCGGGGCAAGCGCCTGGTGATCGTGGGTCCGGCCCCACAGATCCGGGGTAGCTGTCAGGGGGACTACATCGACTCGCACGATGTAGTCATTCGCATTGCCAACGCACTTCCGATCCCCGAACACCTTCGGTGTGATGTTGGGTCACGAACGGATGTCTTGTATACCAGCTTCTACAGTGGACCGAATCCCCAGGAATGTAACCCAGTGGCCCCGGAGATGTGGAAGGCAAATGGGGTGCAATGGGTGTGCCTTTCGTCAAAGTTTGACGACCCCTATATCTGGCCGGGATTGAATAGGTTCGTCGCCTTGAATGCCGGCCGACTCCCATTGTACATGGTTCCTCCAGACGACTGCCGGGTGCTGGAGGCCGAACTAGAGTGTAAGCCAAATACCGGGTTCGTCGCCATCTGGGATTCGCTGCGGTTTGATATTCAGAGCCTTTATGTGACGGGGATTTCCTTCTTTCGGGGTGGGTATCTGACAGAGTACCGCCCGATGAATGAAGAGGAAGCGATGGCATTCTTGGGGAAAGGGGAACACAAACAACCGCCGCAGATTGCTAAGATGCGCAAGTTAGTCCAGACGGATAGCAGGCTGACGGTGGATGCAACCCTTCAGGCGATCCTGGACGAAACATGATCCTCTTGCCTGACGACCATGCGGTGTACATCTCACATCCCAGATGTGGCAGTCACACGATGTTCGCCGTACTCAAGAAGTATTATGGGGGATTGTTCTTCACCGGCGACGGATATCACAGTCGCATCCTCCCGGAGTCGGTAGCGGGATGGTATGTCTTCTCCACCTGTCGTAACCCCTATTCTCTAGCTGTATCCATCTGGCGCGCGACTACCAGTACGGGAAGTGACTTCCAGCGAGAGAGATGGAAGTTCTCTGAGCACATGCAGGACGCGGACGCGGATACCTATCTGGATGGACGTGCGGCGGGGAGTACGGAGAGTCGGTCATTCGGGGCGTTTGCGAGACTACTGGCGAAGACGGATTTCACCGACCCCAACTATCTGCTGATGGACTGCCGGTTCTCTCCACTGGCGTATCCCCAGCACATCTGGTTCTCCTTGGTTGTGTATCAGAACGTCTTGTGCAGGGTAATGCGATTGGAGAGATTGGAAGCGGAGTTTCGACTACTTCCGTTCTGGCACGGACCCAACTTTCTTCCCAGGGCGGCTAATAGCACCAGTGACGGCAAGGGACCCCCGTGGCAGAAGTTCTACGAACAGCCTGGGGTGGCAGCGGACATAGAGAAATGGGCGGGAACGGACTTTGAGATGTTTGGGTACAGGAAAGGAAACTATCGTGACTGAGGAATCCTGTGTAATGGCGGAGCGGGAGGTAGGAAAGTTCCGTCCCGGATGGCAACCGTTCTTCGACCGGCTTCTGGAGTTGCCGTTTCATTCGGTTGTAGACTTCGGATGTGGCTATGGTTTTCAGGTCCGCGATTTCGCCAAGGCCGGCAAGTCGGCAGAGGGTGTTGACAGGATCATTCATCCCTTTGCGAGGGCAGAGGCGGAGCAGAACGGCTACATACTCTGGGAGAAGTCCTGGGATGAACTTGCCCCGGCAAGCTACGGGGCGGGCTGGTCGCACCACTGTCTTGAGCACTGCCGTGACCCCGTAGGTACACTTCATACATGGGGGCAAATCATCCAACCTGGAGGCTTGCTATGTGTGATGGTTCCGATCCACCGCACTGATGCCCTGGCGGGACACATTGCCACGGGTTGGAACATCAGCCAACTGATGTACCTGCTGGCAGTCGCAGGATGGGATTGTCGGGACGGGGAGTTCCTGGTCGCCGATGAGACTATCGGTGGCATTGTCAGACGACCGGAACAAATGATTATGGCCGACCCTTGGCAGGGGCTTGGTCCCATCCTTCCTCTGCTGCCCTTCACCTGCGATCCGGCGACAACCAGGGGGTTCGAGTACAAGACTACCAACGTCAACTGGCGTGGTAACAAATCCGGCACTACCCGATAGCCGTTGGTCTACGTTGATCTGCGAGATTGGGATGTCCCATTACTAGGAGTTTTATCATGGCTGAGGAAGCCACAGAGACAGAGGAAGTCACACCAACAGAGGCAGTCACACCAACAGCAGCAGAAGAGGCGTTCTTCACAGAGAAGGAGCCTGTGGATGCGCTTGCTCCGCCCCAGGAGGATGCCGAGGACAAGGGTTCGGATGCACCTGAAGCTACCGAGCCCAAAGTCCCCGAAGCTACCGAATGGACCGCGAAGCAGGCCAGTGCGTTACGGCGGTTCGGGTACGACCAGGACGAGTTGGAGAAGGCGTTCGGTCCCGACAAGGCGCAGACCTTCGCTGATAAGCTGGCGAAGACTCATGCCGATGTCGGGAGGCGCTATGCCCAGCTAGGTCGGGCCGAACGAAAACCCGAACCAACCGCAGAGGCGCCCCCGGAAACCGGGGCCGAAGAGGCGCTTGAGTTCAAGTACGACCCGGAAGAGTCGGTGCTGAGTGCTACCGAAGGTCAGGCTGTCGAGAAGCTCTTTGCCACGGTGAAGGGTCTTCGGGAGAGCCTGGCCGGGGCCACGAAGCACCTGGAGGTTCAACGAGCACAACAAAGGGAGCAGACAGCGGACACCTGGTTCGCGTCTCTCGATACGGACGTATACCCCATATTCGGTGAGGGGCCTGGCGGCAAGCTCGAAGAGGATTCCGAAGAGCTTGCGGCACGGCTGGAGATTCTGGACTATGCCCGGGAACTCACTGCCGGTCACCTCGCTGTACATGGGGAGGAAATGCCCATCGAGGATGCGCTAACCGACGCGCTGCTGCACTGTCATCCCGATGCAAGAGCCGCGGCGAGAAAGAAGACCACGGCGAAGAAAGTCAAGACCCGATCAGGCCAGCTATCCGCCCGCCCCGGAACACGTCAGGCGCAGGGTGCGCCCAAGGACGTGCATGAGGCGGCGCTGGACGCAATGGCCGAACATCAAAAGACCAAGGGCCACGGCTTCTTCAAAGACGTGTGATCTCGGGCGGTAACTGGAGGGGATCATGGCAGACGGAATAGACATGAGACGCACTGCGTCCCTGTCGAACACAACCCTTATGGACATTCTGAAGAACACTCAGGATGTCGAACCGTATGATGGGAGTTTCGAGACACTCCAAAACCTGCACGATTACGAAATCTGCAACCGATGGATGGCCAAGGACAAGATCACCTTCGATGGTGGTACGTCCATCGTCCGTCATGTCCAGGTCACGGAAAGCGGGGCGGCCCAGTGGGTCGTGCCCTATCAGACCACCGAGCCCAGCGTTACGGACGTGCAGGCTCGGATCAGGGCGAACTGGTGCTATATCCAGACGGATTACTCCATCGCCCGCGAAGAGATGCTGGTCAACCGTTCGCGCCCGAAGCTCATCGACCTGATGAAGTCGCGCAGGCTTGCGGCGATGATGGACCTGGCGGAGCTTCTGGAGCTGTGGGTCTGGCGTTCTCCCACCAACTCATCCGATGCACTTCACCCGTTCGGCGTGCCGATGTACATCACGCCGATCATCACGGCACAGACGTATGGTCACGTCGGATGCAATCCCCTCTACAACGACACCTCTGCGGTGGCGGACTGTGCGGGGATTGACTCGTCCTTGTCGGCTTACTCTCGGTGGCGCAACTATGCCGACCGCTGGAATCTGGCCGACAGTTTCGAGGGCGTGATTGAGGATGAGGATATCATCAAGATCACCCGCATGTTGCGTCGGCTGCACTTCAAGTCACCGACGTTCGTGACGGATATCGACAACGGTTCCTACAAGAACCTGCGTCTGTATACGGGCGAAGAGGTGATCGAGTCTCTGGAAGAGCGTGCCCGGAAGCAGAACGATCAGTTGGGTTCCGATGTCGCCCGGTACGCCGGGGCTACGATCATCAAGAACCTGCCGGTCATCTGGATCGAACGGCTGGACTACGCGAACTCCTCGACGTATCCGTTCTACGCGCTCAACCACACCTACTTCAAGCCCTTCGTCATGGAAGGGAACTGGCTGAGAGAGAACGAGCCCATCAGAAGCAAGGGCCAGCACAACGTGTTCACGACCTTCGTGGACGCGCAGATGAACATCATCTGCACCAACCGGCAGCGCGCGGGTGGGATCATCAGCGCTGTCGTCGCATAACCGGAGGAACTCACACACGGGCGCAGGGTCTACCCCTGCGCCCCGGAGGGTTAACAAATGACTCAAACCACGTACAAGAGTGAGAAGCTCTCTAAGAAGAGAGTCTGGTACACCGGCACAGATACCCTCTACGAAGGGTACGCTCTGTGCTACGACCGCGATATCGGCACGGTGACTGCCGTGGATATCGCGCGGGCTTACTCTGTTCTGAAGCCCGCGACGGCGTATCTAAACTACTTCGCCGGTGTTGTGGCTCCCGAGAGCGACAACAAGAAAGGCCCGTGCTGGGTCAACATCATCGAGCCGGACGGTAGTGGTGGAAGGATCTGCAAGGGTTACTGCTACGTCAACGCCACCATTCTCACGACTCGGGTTGCAGTGACCGATGGGCAGTATTACCTCACTTCCACAAGTTCGTCCAACGTGACGGTTGGCCGGGCGATGCAAACCCTGAACACGGGGACCACGGCGGCCCTGACGATGATCTCGCTGGAGGGGGTTAGCGCCAGTGCGACGGTTGATGCAGCCGCGCACGTCACCAACCTGACGAACTCCACTGGTGGCACGAGTGAGGCGGCAGAGACGCTGGCTGATGTCTTGTCTGCCCAGACGGCCCCGGACCTTACGGGCACGACTTCGGGTGCTGCTACCACTGTCACGTTCTCGGCCACGTCTCCCACCCTGACTGGTGTTACCACGGGAGGCGGAGTGGCCATCGTAGGCTCCGACACAGGGCCGACACTGACGGGTACGACCACGGGGGCGGCGGCGTCTGTTACGTTCTCCGCCACGGCTCCTACCCTCACCGGAGTCACCACCGGCGGCGGGGTCGCTATCGCAGGTTCCGATACTGGTCCTACTCTGACCGGCACGACCACGGGAGGTGTGGCGACTGTTACATTCTCCGCCACATCCCCGGCCTTGAGTGGTACGACCAGCGGCGGCGCAACTACGGTCACATTCAGCCAGACAGCTCCAACTCTCACGGGTGGAACCACTGGTGGGGGAGTGGCCCTAGTCGCAAGCGATACCGGCCCGACCCTTACAGGTACGACCACCAGTGCTGCGGCCACCGTTACCTTCTCGGCAACCTCACCCACCCTTTCTGGTACGACCAGTGGCGGCGCAACAACGGTCACGTTCTCGGCGACTGCGCCCACGCTGACCGGAGGTACGACTGGTGGTACTGTGGGCGTTGCATTCACCGCAACGGCACCGACACTGACGGGGGGTTCGGCTGGTGGGACCGTGGCTCTTATCGGCACTACGGCGCTGTATGGTGATGTCGCGCGTGCCTTCAACGCGACCGCCCTGAACACGGCCGACATTGCCAGTTTGTTTGTTCTGGACCAGCGGGTTGGTGATGCCACCGCCAAGAACACGGCCGACATCGCCAGCCTCTTTGTGCTGGACCAGAGAATTGGTGCTGCGGCAATGGCGAACCAGGCCGACATCGCCTCTCTGTTCGTTCTCGACCAGAGAATCGGCGAGGGCGTCAACCATGTCCGATCCGACATGACCAACGCGGTTGCGGACATTAAGCGGTGTGCGGATGCAACGGCAAAGAACGCCGCGGATGTTGCCGCACTGTATGTTCTCGACCAGCGCGTTGGTGCTGCGGCCATGACAAACAAGGCCGACATTGCCTCTCTCTTTGTACTCGATCAGCGCATTGGTGCTGGGGTTGCTGCCCTCAAGACAGACATGACGAGTGCCGTCGCTGACATCAAACGCACGGCGGATGCTGTCGTGAAGAACTCGGCGGACATTGCAAGTCTGTTCGTGCTCGATCAGCGCATTGGTGCTGGCGTTGCTGCTCACACCGTAGACATCACATCTGCCGTGGCGGACATCAAACGGACGGCGGATGCGGTGGTCAAGACCAATGCTGATGTCGCCGCACTGTTCGTGCTCGTCCAGCGATTGGGTCACGCGATTCTCCACCAGAAGGCCGATGTTGGGGGCATCATCAGCACCACCAACAACAACCTGACGGACCTCACGGAGAAGATCGACGACATTATCACCGCGCTGGAGAACGCCAACCTGATGGCGACTGCGTAAGCCACCAATATGAGGGCGCGTAGCGCCCCGGAGGGTTAATTCATGGTGCAAACCACCTACAAGACCGAGAAACTCAACAAGAAGCGTGTGTACTACACGGGGACCGCCACTCTCTATGAAGGGTACGCCCTGTGTTACAACCGCGACTCCAACACTGGTACTACCATCACTGGTGTCGATTGGGCGAGGGCGTATGAGGTCGAAAAACCGGCAACGGCGAACCTCAACTACTTCGCCGGGCTGGTTGCTGGAGAGTCCGATTCCAAGACGGGTCCGTGCTGGGTCAACATTATTGTACCCGGCTCG